CCTGAAAAGGCGAAAGGCCGCATATAGCGGCCTCTCTGGCTTTTAACGTTCCCAACCGCGCGTTGCAGATTAGGTAAGTTGTCAAAAATTCCATCAGGGAACCGCTAACAGCTTGGGGCGACTGTAAGCGGTTTGTACTTTGCGTAGTTACGGGTCAAGCGAAAAATAAAAATTATTTACTGGGCCGGTAGTAAGTGCGTTATGCCCGCAAGCGCATAGGCTTTGATCATCAATTCCTGTTCAGTGCCATTGTGTCGGGAGAACTCAGCCTTGCCGCCGGTATTGCCGTCCGCATGTACAGGCACCAGCCAGGGGAAATCTGCGCGGATCGTTGCCGGTGCAGCGTGCTGGTGGTGCGGATCGCAAAGTGGGAGCTGTAACAGATGTGCGCCGGATTTCGTCCGCCCCTCGATGTGATGCAGGCTGATTAGCGGCGATTCTTTCCCGTGTTGAAGGCAGGCAATGCAGGGCAGTTTTCCCAGTGCATCCATTACTACGCGCTCGGCTGCGGTCGGGGGGCGTCCTTTAAGGCCTCTGCCTGACGCGCTGGCGCGTGTTTGCCGTTTCGCTGCTACAGGTGCTGGTTTTTTCTCTTTCAGGCGCTCAGAGGCGCTTACAGCGCGTTTCACTGCTTTGGCTCTTTGCTCTGCGATCCATTCAGGAGATTTACGCTTTTCAATCTGCTTGGCAATCATCCTGCTGCTGGTGGCCTTCTGCTTTGCATACTGCTGCTGCCGAAACTCCGGGTCTGCCAGTTTTGCTGCGTGTTTTTCACGCTGACGCTGCTGTGCTTTGGCCTGCTTATCCCGTGCGGCCTGAAAATCTGCCTTTTCCATGATCTAACCAAATCTAAATTATTTTTTAGATTGTTGATCACCTTTGCCGCGCTGTAAAGCAATATGGAATTGACCACTGGAGAAATCGAATATTCGAAAAATACATAACATACGTGTTGTATTTAGTAACGTGTGTGTTAATATTCTTTTCGTGGCGCACAGCCACAGAAAGCAAGGAGCGAAATGAAGTACAGCGAGTTTCGCAGGTGGTTACTCAGCATGGGGGTAGAGTTAACGAAATCCCCTGGTGGAAGCAGCCACTTTAAAGCGAGGTACAATGGCCGTATAAGCATTGTTCCTTTCCACGGGGCGAAGGAGATACCAGAGCCTCTACGGAAGAAAATAATTAAGGATTTGGGGCTTTAGGCCCCACCTTTTTCGTATCTGCTGCAGGAGAAAACCATGTTTGTATACCCGGTACAGTTGGAGCACGACAAACCAACCGGCTCTTATGTTGTTTCATGTCGTGATCTGCCATTACTGAACTCAGTAGGCGATACGGTAGAGGATGCGCTGCTAAACGCGGCTGAAGCTGTTGTTCTGGCAATCTCTATCGAAATGGACGAGCGCCGTATGGTGCCGCTGGCCAGTAAGGCGAAGAAGGGCGAATATCTGGTAGGCGTGCCGGTGCTGGTGGCCATGAAGGCTGTTTTACACAATTCGATGATCGAGACCGGCACACGAAAAGCAGACCTGGCGCGCAGTATGAACCTGAAAGGCCCGCAGGTTGACCGGCTGCTTGATGTGCATCATCCCTCAAAGGTGGAATCAGTAGAGCATGCGATCCACCAGCTCGGACGTGCAGTAAGGTTGGGAACGGTTGAGGCGTTTGCTCCAAATAAGCCCGTATGACTTTCGGGGATGTGGATAACTGCGTTGCACAATCAGTTATCCACTTATCCACCGGATAGATCATATAAATCGATCATATAGAGATCATAAATAGATCCTAATAGATCACCCTACTTTCAACTTGCTGAATTAAATGGGAAAAAGTAGGTTTTACATTAGTCTATTCATGGTAAAAGTTAGTCTATTCATGTTAGATGTTAGTCTGTTCATGGTAATTGTTAGTTTATTCATGGTAGGGTGTTAGTCTATTCATGGCGGCGGTCATAAATATTCACATCACTACAATCAGGCGATATCAATGGAAAATGGTAATCAAATCAAAACAATAAGTGATGCCTTGTCATTTGTTGGTGGTGAAGAAGGGAAGACTTATACACTGACACCAACGGCTAATAGAACTGTCCAGCCAATAGCATTGATGCGCCTGGGAGTCTTTGTTCCATCGGCTAAAAATAAGCCCACTACAGGACGTGGTAACTCTACTATTGATGCTTCAGAAGACTTGCGCGAGCTTGAGATAGCAAAAGCAGAGGGTTACACAAATATCACTATTCGTGGCAGTCGCCTCGATATGAGTACGGATTTCAAGACTTGGATAGGCGCTATCCGGGCGTTCTCTAAGTATGGCGATCACTCCAACAGGATAGAGTTGCCTTTCACTGAATTTGCCAAACTTACCGGGATTGCCGTAGACGATATCAATCAACGCTCACGCGATCGTTTTTTTGCGTCTCTTAATCGCATCGCATCCATAGTTGTTTCCTTCAAAAATAAAGATGGCAGTAAAGCCACTATCACTCACTTACTTCAAAGCGCAACGTTCGACATTGAGAAAGACATTATCTCGCTCGAGGGCGACTCCAGGCTATGGGAGCTGTACGCATTCGATCATAAAGTCTTATTGCAGCTAAAAGCCATACAGGCACTACCACGCAAGGAATCAGCCCAGGCGCTCTATGTATATATTGAGAGTATGCCTAATGGATTCATACAGATATCGCTGGAGCGACTGCGGGAGCGACTTAATCTGACGTCCAGCGTTAGTGCTCAAAATTTAGCGGTAAGAAACGCTATGAAGGAGTTGGAGAAGATAGGCTATCTGGCTTACTCAGAAGTGAAGAAAGATGGTGCAGTGTACTTCCAGATCCACTCGCGGCGACCGGAGCTGTTACCAGCCGAATGACGTTAGGTGATTCATGGCGAACGTTAGGTGAAAACCGGTAACTCACGCATAACGTTAGGCGATTCATGCACGGCATTAGTCTATTCATGGCAAATGTTAGAAAATAGCTGCATTTTTAGGCGTCATGCGGACAAAACGCCCAGCACACCATGAATAGACTAACGTTTAACGCTTCAGGGTAATAAACACCATGAATAGACTAACGCTTACCATGAATAGACTAATGTCCATGCCATATCAGGTTTGATGTAACTGCTACTGCCCGTCACGAAACCAGCAACGTTTACCGTGCACTGTTATCCCGATTACCAGAATAAAAAAAGCCGCCCGAAGGCGGCTAGCTTTATTTGCCGTGATTAACAGTAATTTGGGTAGTTATGTTGGTCGTTACAGACCAGCCAGTGCTACCAGAAGCTGCAACCACTCCTGCAAGTGTCAAAAGTGCTGACACTGACAGGGAGACGATTTTTAATCGACTCATAAGGCCTTTCCTCTGCATTTCCGCTGATGAAGAGCGCCACCGGCGACGTTCTTACATCAGACCCGCAGATAAACTTTGAGCAAAGTAATCGCCTGCGAGCTTTACGGAATTTTAGTGGCCACGCCATTCGTTCACCGGTGCCAGGTGTGGAGTGCCTGGTGACGTGGAACTAATACATGATTACCCACAAATGCAATGTTACCAACCTGTATATTTGCTTTTCAGATATAAAAATCGCTTGCCGCATGGCAATAAATCATCTAGTCCAGGGCTGTATATTGTTGTTAAGGCACCCTACACCCCAAGATGTAGTGTTTATCCACAACATTACTCACAGTGGGTGCGGCAGTAGTGTCTATCCCATTTGACACACGTGACGTGTATCTTATTTTGTTGCGGACCTTGTTATCGTAACCCCTATGCGTATACTGAGCCTGAGCAAAGTAATCGCCTGCGGGATAGAAAAAATTTCGCCGGTGAGCAGAAAGAAGGGTGGAGCCTTCTGACTGAGTTACTTTCAAAAAAGCCGCCTTTGGGCGGTTTTTTTGTGCCTGTAGCAACGGTTTTTGGAACATCATAACTTTATTTTTTTAGCTTTCAACTCCATACCATGCTTAGCTTTGCACCTCACGCGCGCCACTCATACTGTGCATAGACAAAATCATAAATGCAGCTGTTCTTCTCGATCAAGCCCACCAGATATAGGGTTTTGCAAAACGCACATAACTGAGGGAAGTCAGTTAGCAACGCTATGAGATTGCCATGAAACCAGCAACATTAGTCTCATGGGACGACTCTGGCCGCCAGCATAAAAAAAGCCGCTTCGAAGCGGCTTTAAGTTGATCATATATTATTTTTTAGCAAAGCATAAAGCATTGCTCTGCTGTCAATCGTGTTCCCATTCAGGTCTTTGCACACCCAGTTTTTTCGCTGAAACGTGATGTAGCAGTCGGTGCGGTTGATGCGCAGGGGTTCGGTTCTGCCTGCTTCTACAAACCCTTTTGCCTTCCAGATGCCGCGCATCTTATCCAGTTCGATCTGCTTTAAGCCTAAATTCATAGTGAGTAAATTCTTAAAATTTTAGAATGTACTTATTCTTATATGAAATCGCCCACTGGTCAATTCCATATCCTTAATCTTATACTGTATTTTTATACAGTTAAAAGGGGGGGTAATTATGCGCTTAGAGATAATAGCAATACCTGACGAAGCCGCGCCCAGACAGGCTTTCAGGCAGTTTATTGAAATGGTAGCAGCGGGTTTTCCGTCTCCTGCCATCGGGTACGAAGACACTCCGCTGGACCTGAACGAGTATTGCGTCAGGGCTAAAACGGCCACTTATTTTGTGCGCTGCGAGGGTGAGTCGATGATCGGGGCCGGTATTTTTGACGGCGATCTGCTGGTGGTGGATAAATCGAAGGCGGCGGCAGACGGCCAGATCGTGATTGCCTCTGTGGACGGGGAGTTTACGGTAAAAAAGCTGCAGCTGAGGCCGGTGCCGATGCTGCTGGCCATGAACCCGCGCTATAAGCCGATCCCTGTCGAGCCTGATGGTCTGGAAATATGGGGGGTGGTGACATACGTCATCCACCGTACTGACAATGTTCCTGCACAGTGATGTTAACGCCTTCTACGTGTCGGCCGAGCTGGCATTCAGGCCGGACCTGTACGGGCGTCCCGTCGTGGTGGCGACCAACAATGACGGCTGTATTGCGGCGCTGAACCGCGAGGCGAAAAACGTAGGCCTGAAGCGGGGCGATCCGCTATTTAAAATCCGCGATACGATACGGCGCTACGGCGTGGTGGTGTTCAGCAGCAACTACACGCTTTATGACGCATTCAGTAAGCGTTTCCATACGATAGTGGGCGAGTATGTCCCGAACCTAGAAGCGTACTCGATCGACGAAGTGTTTGGCTCTCTGGACGGCATGGAAAAGCTGGTGGACTTCCAGACATTCGGAGAAGAGATCCGGCGCACCGTTATCCAGCACACCACGATGAAGTGTGGCATAGGAATAGCCGAGACGAAGACGCTCTGTAAGGTAGCCACGCACGCAGCAAAGACCTGGCCTAAAACAGGCGGTGTGGTGGTGCTGACCGACCCGAAACGGCGCGACAAGCTGCTATCACTGCTCGACGTCTCCGAGACATGGGGTGTTGGCAGAAAGATAGGGGCCAGGCTGCAGCTGATGAACATCAAGACGATGCTCGACCTGGCCCGCGCTGACACAACCATGATCCGCAAAAATTTCAATGTGATGCTGGAGCGCACCGTACGGGAGCTGCGCGGCGAACGCTGCTTCGAGCTCGAAGAGAACCCGGCGACCAAGCAGCAGCTGGTGGTAAGCCGTTCGTTCGGCAAACGCCTCACCAGCCTGGATGAAGTGAGTAACGCCGTGTGCTTCTTTGCCACCAGCGCCGGTGAAAAGCTGCGGCGTGAAAAGCAGTACTGCCGAAATATCACGGTATTCATCCAGACCAGCAAACACGATCCGCGCCGCCCGTATTATTCACGCGGCGCCAGCCATTCGTTTACGACGGCCACACAGGATACCCGCGATCTGATTGATGCCGCCGTGCACGGCCTCAGAGCTATCTGGCGGGACGGCTATGAGTATGCGAAGGCTGGAGTGATGCTTGGGGAGTTCTGCGGCTCAGAGCAGCAACTGAACCTTTTTGACGAGTCACCGCCGCGCCCCGGCAGCGATAAGCTGATGGCCGTGATGGACAAGCTGAATAGCTACCAGCGCGGCACACTGTTTATTGCCGGTCAGGGCGTCAATCCGGCTTACCAGATGAAGAGGGAAATGCTATCTCCGCGCTATTTGACGCGCTGGGAAGAGCTACCCATCGTAAAAATGAAGTAATTTGAGATAAGTAGATATTTATCAGTAATTTAACTTAAGTGTAATTTCAGAGTGATTAGTGCCACTACTTTTAGTAGTAGCGCTGATCACTTCTTGATCGCTTCTTAGAGTGTGCATACAATCAGAAAAAACCGAAAGCGCATAAATTAATGAAATGCGTTAACTTTTTCTGGCTTGGAGTTGTACGGATATGACTGACACAGCAAACTTTGCTTTTGTTTTAATGACGCTTTTCTTTGCATTACTGGCGCTGGCAACTGTCGCAACCTTGTGCGGATTGCCAGCGATGTTGCGCGCGTTTGACGCCTACATAGCCAAATCGAATACCCTAAGCTGATCCCCCGATACATCCCGTTTTAAATTTTTGCTTATCTGATGCCCTGCTGGCTGCAGTTCAAGCCAGCGGGTCTTAGTTTTGCCTGTCAAAATGAAGGTTAACATTAAATTTAAATAATCTTTAGAATGTAATAAACTGATGGTTGAAATTAACCACTGGAATATTACACATGACCGGCACTGCTAAATCCCTCAATCTGAGCCAGCCGTTACTCATCAGTGCTTTACTCGCTGAAATAGCAAGACTCCATCCCGGTACCAGCGTCAATAAGGCGCAGTTTGCTGCCGTTGTGGAGGCTGTAAACCATGTAGTAATTGCTTTTAGCCGTGAAAGTGGTGATGCCTGATGACTGACCGCTTTTACATGATCTGTACCAGAGATACGGTAGGCAGTAATGCTTCTTTCTGGTGCCAGGATGGTCACGGCTACAACACCAATATCGAAAAAGCACACGTCTATACCCTGGCAGAAGCACAGAGCCGCTGGAATACAGGCCGGACTATCGATCAACCCGTTTGCGCTGACAGCGTGGATGCACTGGCCGTCATTCACGTTGACCACCAGCATGTACCAGGTCAGTCGATCATTACCCCTGACTGCAGCCGGTATGTTGCCTTTCAGAAAGGGCGCTGGGATGGCAATGACCTGTACTGGCTCCGCAACGGCGGTCTGCCGACGACCGACTTCACACAAGCGACCATTTTCGATAGACCGGGCGATACGGCCGAGCTGGTTTGGCTACCGTTCGCCACGGCTGACGCAGTAAAGCGCCGCACGTTCCCCATTGCCATGCTGGATCATCGCCGCATGGTGCAGGGTGCTGGTCTGCGAGTACCAGCGCACATCAGCCGCGCCCGCCGCCGCAAGCCAGGCACAGGAAAGACGCGCCTCAACTGCCCGGACTGTGGGCGCATTCACTGGCAACTCAATCCGTATGTCTTTGAAGGCTGCGCTGACTGGCAGTGTGCGGGAGCGCGTACGCATGGATAAGGCCGTATTAGACATGTGCTGTGGCCCGCGCATGATGTGGTTCGATAAAGCCGATCCCCGCGTGCTGTATTCCGATATCCGGGAAGAGACCCACCAGCTGCCCGACCGGGAGCTTGTCATTAGCCCGGACGTGATTGCCGACTTCCGATCCTTGCCATTCCCGGATAACTCTTTTTACGTGATTGCCTTTGACCCGCCGCACCTGGAGCGGGCAGGCGAAAAGGGGTGGCAACGGCTCAAGTATGGAGTGCTCAATCGCGGGACCTGGCGCAATGATCTGCGTGCCGGTTTTACTGAGGCCTTCCGCGTGCTGCGCCCGAACGGCCTGCTGATTTTTAAATGGAATGAAACGCAGATCCGGGCGCGGGACATTCTGGCGCTGACTGACCAGAAACCCCTGTTTGGCCACATCAGCGGGAAGCGTGGTTTAACGCACTGGTTCACTTTTATGAAGGATGGGAATAAGCAGTGAAACAACGGCCAATTTTCTTCAATGGCGACATGGTTCGCGCCGTTATAGACGGCAGAAAGACGCAGACACGACGGATTATGCGGGTACAGCCAGAGTCAGCTGAGTTTGAACCTCGCTTTATTATTGATTCAACGAAGCGCAGCGAAATTGATAATTGGTGCTGGGCCGAGCCGGGTGTGTTCGTCAATCCCCGTCGCTCTGCGTTGTTTCCTTGCCCATTCGGAGTGGTAGGTGATCGCTTATGGGTGCGTGAGACGCATTCAATCCGGGTTGAGCCATCGGAACATACACCTGGAGTTGCCTGGTATCGCGAAAGTGACATTGGGCGTCGCTGGGAAGGTCAACTTCGTTGGCGTCCATCAATCCACATGCCGCGCTGGGCTTCCCGCATAACGCTGGAGATTACCGGCGTTCGTGTGGAGCGGCTGCAGGCTATCAGTGAAGAGGATGCAAAGGCTGAGGGCGTTCCACCAGCTGGCGGTTTACTACCTGATTACCCTGGCACTTACCTGACGCCAAAAGGCGATTTCGCTACCGCTGAGGTGGCATTCCAGCGACTGTGGCAATCCATTTACGGCACTGACAGCTGGCTGGCTAACCCGTGGGTGTGGGTAATTGAGTTTAAGCGCGTGGTAGAGGATTGAATGGCAATTTTTGGTGAGATCGTTTTGTTCTGTTTCGGGCTATTTCTATTAGTTTTGAGCGTCGGTAACTTTTGGGTAGCCATTTCTTTTAGTGGACGAACCTCATATTTAAGCATTGTAGCTGCTGGCTGTAGCTCTCTTATTCTCTGGCTTGCTATCCACTACGGGCCTATCTCAGTCTCAGTCAATGCAGGGTGATTAAGTGAGCAAACTAAACCTGTCGGTTTTGCTGAAAGTCAGCGTTAGCGCGGACGACGTGATCAAAGCCATTGCTGGTAAAAGCGATGACGTTCATCCGGATAACAGCACAGCCATTTGTCGCCTTTATGACGACCTGAATGATCGCCATGCTCCACCAGCCATCGTCAAGGCTATGGCTGACGAGTTAATCAATTTGCGGCAGCTAAACCGCATACGTCAGGCGCAACGTATTATCGACCGCCGCCGCTTTGTGGATTCAGCAGATACCTCGCAAATAACGTTGGAGCATAAAACAGCGCCGTCGCAACCACCGCTCACAAAGGAGAAGAGTCATGGACCTGCGTAAATTCTTTCGCCTCAAAGCGCCCTGCGCTAACTGTCCATTCCTGAAAGCTGGTGGTATCAAGCTGAATCCCGGACGCCTTGAGGGCATCAAAGCGCACTTGCTGCGAGACGACTACTCATCGTTCTACTGCCACAAAACGACGCACCATACTGGCGAGGAAGAGGACGAAGACGGCGGGGTTTACAGCCCGTCCGGGAAAGAAGCGCACTGCGCCGGCGCTGTGGCGTTTTTGCTGTCCCGCGGCCGTCATAACATCGCTATGCGCCTGGCATTCATAGAAGGGCATACCGTGCCTGCAGACTTTGAGCCCGCAATAAACATGATCGCCACTGAGAGCTGAGGAAAGCGCAATGATCAACGATCGCGTGACGGATAAAGAGCTGGAAATGTTCGCCGCTGAACCGCAGAACAACCTGGTATTTGCGCCCAATCATGCGCTGGCGCAGATGATGGCCAGAGAGCTGCTGGCGCTACGCCGCTCCGGTTCGGAGCTGGTGGAGGTGGCAATGGCAGGGCTGGAGTATATCGACGCAATCCCGACTGATATCGCTGGTGCATTTGACACTATGCCGGGTTTCGATCGTGACTGGGCCGAAGAGACGATTAGTGAGGTGAAACAGCTGGTGCTGACTGGTAAACCGCGAGAGTGATAGCAAATTAATTTGCTTGTATTGACAAGCAAAATCACCACCTGTATATTTCACCTCATGGCGCTGCTTTAGCGCCACCGCCCTGGCGGCTCCAGGCAATAAGGACCTCCCCACAATGAAACCGATGCTGAAAGCGACCTTTTTCTCTCTCGTTAATGATCTGCTGGCCCGTGATATCCAACCTTCACTGAATACCTCTACTTTGACCAGCTACGGCTCAATCACATGGACCGATGGCGACAGAATCCATGTTGAAGAGCTGTATTCGGTGCGTGATTGTAGCCCTCTTACCGCCAGCGTATTTCGTAAGCGCTTTAAGGCATGGTTTGAAGAAATTGTGAGCAAACACAAAGAGCAGACCACAGCTGCACCGCAATCTGTTGCTTCCGCCCCAGCCCATAGCGAAATGACTGCGACCGCTGCGCTTCAGCACATGTCTTACACCCTGACCGGTGCAATCAAACAGAGCCAGCAGCCTGGCTTTATCACGGCGGAAGCCTATGCGGATATCAAAACCAATTACGAGCTGGTGGCCACCAGCTGCACCGACCTGGCGACCGTTGTCTGGCTGCGTAATCACCTCTGTTTTGGCTACAGTGGCGATGAACACACGTTTGAAGAGATTAACCTGGGCTACCGCGATCACATCGACTTCATCCTTAAATCAGGCTGGCGTCCGGGTACTGCACCGTCGCACCGGATGGTGCTCAGCAATATGTTTGAGCTGGACTGGTGGGACCCTCAGCAGATCGTGATCACATCACATACTGCGGATACCGTTACCGGCACGGCCACCATGACAGACACCGAAGGCGAATATCAGTTCGCGTTTGAGTGGAACATGGTCATGGGCGAAAAGGCCGAACAGTATAACCTGCCGTTTATGGTGTACATCACGGCGGCCCGGTTTACCCTGCCGTATGAGTTCTCACTGTTTGAATATGATGGAAGCCCGCTTGATGCGCTGACGGCGTTACAGGAAATGGATTGCACGCTGGGATTCTGTAATGAGTATTTCACTGACGTCTATCAACAATACACCCCGACAGAAGGGGTAACTAATCGAGGCTAATCATGACCGATAAAGCACGCGATCCACGGGCTTTAAATTCAGTTAAGGGAGCCGCCCCAGCGACGGCTCAGATTCAGATGCGCGTCAGTCCCGAAGTTAAGAACCGGTACGTCGCGCAGGCGCAGCGGGAAGGGATGAAGCTGTCAGAATGGATACAGCATCACCTCGACGCTGTATGCCTGTCGGCGGACGAAGCAAAGCAACAGGATAAGAACACCAGTGATTAAACAGGAAATCAGGGCGCTGTTTCTGGCGCACGGCTTCAAAATGGAGCAGCAGCCTGATGGCAGTACCGATTTAAACCCTGCCTGCTACAGCGTAGCCCAGGCGCTTGCAGAGCAGTTTGGCGAAATTTATGGACAACCGGCTGGGAATGTTGAAATCGCCGCTTGTGGTGGCGCAGAGGCGCGCACTATGGCGCTGTTTCACGATAAGGCGGCAAGCATTGAGTTTCCGACCTACATCATGCGCAAGCCGTCGAAAACCCCCGTGCTGGCCACCAGCAAAAATCCGGCATCTGGGCGCTGATGGACGACAGGCTAAGTAAATACGGCTGGCTCTCATTCGATGGCTGGCCGGACAGTGAGGTTCACGACTATCTCACCACGAAATGCGGCATCATCCATGCCCGCAAATTGCCGGACGGCAGCTGGACAGGACTTCTGCGTCTTCTGTATACGCTCAGCGTCTGCATGGGGATCACGCCAACGGACGTGTATCAGTATCGCTGGTGCTTCGAAGACCCGGAAGAGGCGGTGTATCTCTACAAAAACGCCGTGGAAGTAGACGAGATACCGGAGCGCCGGGAGTCGCTGGTGGGCCACCGGCACACGACCGGGATCCCGCTCTATGTTGAGTTCGACCAGCTGGGCCTGCCAAAGTGGCGTTAACACTTCTCACTGACTGACCACCAGCTATCCGGTTGGTGGCCGGTTATCATTTCAAGCAATTCAGAACGGCAGAAAATGGAAATCAGGATTAAATGCCCGCACTGCGGATCGGGAAGCGTCAAGAGCAGTAGGGCGGTCTATGAGCAGGGAACCTCAAACACGCGCAGCGTCAGCCATACGGGATGGATATCAAATCGCGGTTCGGGCGGCAGCAGGCGGCAGGGCAAATCAACACGTCAGTCGGTTGCTGCTTCGCGTAATGCGCCAGTCGGCCGAAAACTGGAGGTGCTTACGTTTGTTGCCACGTTCCCCCTGTCTGCCTGGCTGATACTCAATATACCGGCGACTACAGTACTGGGATCGGTAATTGCTGGAGCAATCGTCGCATTGCTGATAACCGCGCTGGTGGCTCACCTCAACCGGCATAACCGCCGCAGGGCGCGTGAGAACTACAACAGGCAGTGGTATTGCAGTAAATGCGGCGACACGTTTTTACGCGATAACGTTGCCAGCGCTTAATCTGACGCGGCTGGTGGATAAGCTGGTAATTTCGGACAGTACCGGGGCCACCAGCCCGGAGGAATAACAGATCCAGTTAAAGCAGACGTTCACCGCGCCTGCCTGGTGGTTGCCCTCAGCTGCCAGCATCCCTAGAATGCGCCTCTTTACAATATCTTGACGATTTTAAAACGGACTTATGACACAACAACTCAAATCTATTCAGGCGCTGCGTGGGCTTGCCTGCCTCGCCGTCGTTACCTTTCATTTCCGCTACCAGATACAGGAGCAGTACCCGGCATTAGCCAATCTGCTTTCAACCGGTGTTGTTGGTGTGGATCTGTTTTTCATCCTCAGTGGCTTTGTTATCACACTCTCTGTATCGCGCATGGGTACTGGATTCGCTGCAGCAGGCGACTTTCTGAAGCGCCGTGCGCTACGCCTGCTGCCCGCCTACTTCATTCTGCTGCTGATCAACTTTTTCTTGAGCGGTGGAATGGCGACGTTTCACTATGCTGAAAAGACGCAGGCGGTGATTAGTGCGGCGACGCTATCCGTTTATCTGCCGCAGCACGCGCCGTTTTACGTGGACGACTACGGGTTTATGGGCGTGCGTTGGACGCTTAATTACGAGTTTCTGTTTTACCTGATGATGGCTGTCTGCCTGCTGGTGCGCGCACGCTGGCTGGCGCTGGCCGCAATGCTGGGCGCGGTGCTGGTGGCAGTGCCGATGGCAGCAGGCCACCATCCGACGCTGCAGGTGAGCGGATATGATATGGGTTACGCCTACCTGAACCTAATGACGAACCCGATTATCTGGCAGTTCGCTGCAGGCGTGCTGATTGGTCTGGTTTACCCGCACATGGCGCGTCTGCCGGTTGCCATGCGGGTGCCGTTCCTGCTGGCTGCAGTTGCCCTGTTTGTGCAGCACATTATCAGCCACCAGAATATAGGGCATGGCATGATGGCGTCCGGTACCGTACTGGCACTGCTGCTGGCCGCTGTGGCATTCAACGACAGCTGGTTAGGGCGCATCACGCCGCGCTGGCTGGTATTCCTGGGAGATATTTCATTCTCTGTGTATCTGATCCATATCGTGACCAAAGCGCGGTTAGCCAAAGCATTCACGGACCAGGGCATGACGTTCTTCGTGTGTAACGTCCTGCTGGCGCTGCTGCTGGGCTGGCTCAGCTACCGCTATATTGAGCCAATCGGACAGAAGATTGCGCGCCGACGCAGAGAGAAAGCGCTCCGTACCGCAGGCAACGACGCATAGCCCGCAATACTAACAGCCCGCATCACGCGGGCTTTTAATTGCCTTTCCAATATCACAAACCGTTTATCCTGGCCGTCACACTGACTCAGAGGCCACCAGCATGACCACACCAACCGACTTAAACAGCATTGCCAACGATGCGGCCGCATTGCCCGACACGTTCAACGCCGGCGAATTAACATTAATCGCCGGCGCAGCAATTTCTCTGCCGATCGCCCCGATGCCGCTGGTGGTAACTTTCTGCGCAACAGACGGCACGCGGGCGCAGCTTACAGTGAATAAGGGCAGGGTGACGTTTGAAGGCGATCCCGACGCTGCAGCGGAAATGTTTATCGAGGCGGTGACGCGAAAGCACGCGCAGCAGTGGAGCGCGCAGCAGGCGCAGCTGGAGGAAGCGGAAGCCCAGCTGACGGCGTACTCACACCACAATGGTCTGATGATGCTCTCACAGCGGCTGGTGGACGCGGAGAAGGAGCGCGACACATTGCAAATGGAGGTTGATCGGCTGCGGGAAAGCGGAGGCGTTCACTGTAATCAGTGCTTAAACTGTAGTAATTAACAGGCGGCTACTGACAGACATAATAAACCCGCCGAAGCGGGTTTATTATCGTGATACTACTAAAACTATATGGCTGCAGCTTCTTATCTCAAATTTATATCGCACCCAGCGCGTCAATTGGAATTGATGCGGCTGGACTGCATTTAGATCCCACGGAATAAAACCGTTAACGCCAATACCCTTGTCGCCAAGTTCCTGAATGTACTGCTGCCTGGCACAATCATAAATGTCTACCCTACCTACTACGTTCCGAATCGTTCCAGCCCACAAAGCAGCACCATACTCAGTCTGAGCATTATCGCAGACCAGAAGCCCATGAATCAGAACCAACTGGCGATAGATTTGGCCTGCTAAACCGGCACCCGCTCTCTGAGGTGCTACATAAGCGCCGCGGATCTGTATGCCTGATACCGGCTGCTGGTTTGGGTCCAGTATTTGGATAGGGTCATACGCGAATCGTGCAACCACAACGTGTGGTTGTACAACTTCCATTTCAAGTTGGATGATCTGGCGTACTACTTCTTCTTCACTTTCATCATTCTCACGTAACCTATCAATTTCATATTCGATAAAGTCCGGCGAGTGAAATGCAAGTTGATGTACTTCCGCAACGTAGCCGTACTCTGCACCTACATAAGCCTTCTCAACAATACGATAAATAGTCGTATCATCAGGAATAATGAAATCATGAGTTATACAATGAGAAACCCCGTCAAATGACGGGGCTTTAGATAAATCCTTAGCGTAGTTTCCGCTATTTACAGTAGGTGCCATTCCTTTACGCCATCCCGATTCATATCAGTGCTAACGAGAACTTTGGTACTGAACTTATCTTTCATGAAGTGAGCAATTGACTTCTCAATCATGTGAAGTATTTCTTCGTTGATTCGCAGGTTTGGATACTGTTTTTTTGGCTTCACAGTAAAGCGAACCTTGTTGTCGCGAATGGCCAGTTCAGCAAGAGGCTTAACTACCTCTGTGTCCTGAGCACGCATAACATCGCTTAACAGGGTTACGATGAAATGCTGAGATTCTTTGTGGGTACGGCTAAGCATGCTGCGCACCTGAACAGTGTCAGCCAGTAGTGAGCGTGATTCAATCGTGTCAAAAACACGAGTGTTATCATTAATTGTGTGAATTGAACGTTCGCTTTTCGCTCTTGCTTCGCTATGTAACATTTTTCCACCTTAGCCGGGATACGTGTATCACCAGGCAGCTCGTTTATGTGAGCCAATCAAGTCGGTTGTCGACATTCGACAACGGTCCACTAAATCTACGTAACAGTAGTAGATTTGGCAAAGCTAAAAGTGCTAAATCCCCTTTAAACACTGGGAAAATACCGTTTTCGGACTGTTGCAAGTCACTGCTGAAAGTTGGTCATTGGTTGACCACCAGCAGAAAAAAAAGCTCTGATTAAGAGGGCTTCGTTGTCGTAATAACGACCAAAAATCATACTACTTTATAGCTGGGATATCTTTTAATCGTGTGGTGTATCGAGGCGAGAGCATTTCACGTCTCATCTGCCATGCGCTGTCTTGCTCTCCCTGTCCCGCGAAGAATACCTTTCCCCTCCCGGAGCGATTGATAGCGTCCAGCGCGGCCATCAGAGCATCTGCATTTGCACGCGGCTGCTGCTCACTGAACATGTCAAACTGCGCCACACCAGACTGGTAAAAATCCCCCAGCATTACGCCTGCTTTTGCGTACCGGTAGCCGTCGCGCCAGATAGTGCTCAGCCCGCGTAGCGCCGACTCAATAATGTCCCGCGTGTCGCTGGTGGGGTAGTCGCAGACGCATGAGGCGGTATTCGAATACTGAGGCTCATTTGCGTGCCTGGCGGTAGAGATCGACACGCTGATATGTCGGCAACGCGAGTTCTGCTCTCTCAGCTTTTCACCGGCACGGGTGGCGTAGAGCGTGACGGCCTGCTTCATGTCGTCCAGCTCCGTGATCCTCTCACCAAATGAGCGCGAGTTAAGGATGTTCTGCTTTGGCGGCGGCGCGTCTTCCAGTGCGATGCAGGACTCACCATTGAGCTCGCGGGTGGTACGCTCAACGATGACGTCAAAGTTTTTCCGGATCATGCTGATATTGCTGTCCGCCAGCTGCAGAGCCGTGGTGATCCCCAGCTGGTGCATGCGCTTGGTAATGCGCGGGCCGATACCCCATATATCGCCGACGTCGGTCAGGTGAAGCAGCTTTCGCTGCCGGGTCCGGCTGGATAAATCGACCACGCCCTTTGTCTGCGTCCATTTTTTCGCAGCATGGTTAGCCAGCTTGGCCAGCGTCTTAGTTGGTCCGAACCCTACGCCAATTATCAGCCCGGTTTCCTTCCGGATACGCTCACGCATCTGGTGTCCGAACGTCTCAAGCGGGATCACATTGCTGATGCCGGTGACGTCCAGAAATGACTCGTCGATAGAGTAAACCTCCTGTCCAGCAGCCATCTCGCCCAGTATGGCCATCATCCGGGCCGACATATCGCCGTACAGCTCATAATTGGAACTGAACACATGCACGCCGTTCTGCCTGAAAAAACGCTCATTCAGAAACAGCGGCGCCGCCATTTTGATTCCCAGGCGCTTTGCCTCTGCCGAACGTGCGATCACGCAGCCGTCGTTGTTCGAAACGACGACAATCGGTTTACCGCGCAGATCGGGCCTGAACACGGTTTCACAGGAGGCATAGAAGTTATTGGCATCGGCCAGCGCAAACATGCTTAATCTCCTGCAGGCCCGTTAAAGCCGATCCCGGCCACATCGGTTAGGGCATAAGCCACCACACCCCATACAGGAAGCTCCTGGCTCACATCGAGCAGTGTTACTGTTTCGTCCGCGTCCAGCGCCTGGAGGGCGGGAACCGGATTGAGCAACAGCCGCCTCAGTGCCAGCTCGCCGTCGAACTCCGCCACGATAAGCTGCCTGTGCGCCGGCGTCAGGGCGCGATCGATGGCCAGCACGGACCCTTTGACAATCCCGGCGCCGGGGCAGTCGGATTCGCTGCGCATCAGATAGGTTGAGAAGGGGGAAAGGGATACCAGATCGCCCAGGTTCAGGCGCGTTTCAGTGTAGTTCTGGGCGGGGCTCTGAAAGGCCATTGCATTGCTCCATTCTGATCAACGTAATTCAACTCCTGATATGAGTATAAGACGCTATAAGAGACAATGCTCAGATGTGGAGATAAAGGTCCGCTTTGAGCGAGAAGCGGAAATTACATAAAATTAATTAGTTTCGATTTTATAATTAAAGTTCTAATGCTTTCTCTCTGCTAATTGATCCTTCACCATTACAAATTTTGCAATCCAATTGTATACCTCTGCAATCAGGGCAAGTGAATGTTTCATAATTAGAAAGATTTACCTTTGCAGCAATATGTTTTTTAACGGACCCCATTCTATTACAGATAGGACAATCTTCTCCTGCTAATCTGCCTCTTCCATTGCACAAAGGACAAGTTAAAGTAGGTGTTAATTCATTTTCATTTTCATTTTCATGAATAAAATTTTTGAATTGCTGAGCGTTGATTGTGCTTAGTTGAACTTTTTCGATTTTTCTTATGTGATATTCAAAAAACTTTTTAATTGTTTTCTTAAGATCTTCCTTAGAGGATTTCCATAGTTCCGGTGAGATTCTAAGTAGTTGAAATCCTTCGTTTCTAGTTATTGCTGAATCACGTTTGTAAGTATCTTTAATCTTACTTTCCACATAATGAGATATATGACCATCATACTCGATGCCAATAGCAGCAATCTCAACCGAATCTTGACCAATCAATCTATTTAGTCGTAGAACAAGGTCTATTGCCCAAGGCTGGTTTTTTGGATTTATATTATCAACCTTATATTGAGGATCGATACAAACAGTATGTCCTTGTGTGAATTGGCCTTTCAGCGTTATTCTTCGTGGTGAATTTTGGAAAAAATCAATTTCCAATGGGCTAAACTGAGATATAAGGCTGGCAATTACCTCTATCTCTGCCTGAGAGGTTCTTTCTACCCCTTGTAAACTAATAAGGCCTATAGCCACTTCTCGGTTAGTGGCTGGCTCAATCCTTTTAAAAAGTATCTTTTGATTATTACTGAAGTTATTTTTGATACCTTCAAGTGTTTTATCTAGTTCCATCTCGCGCACTCTATTGATTGATTATCCATACAAACTACATGACCATTTAAACTGCTCAACCTAGATTAACATAGCACGATGCGAACAGTATCCGCTCTAGGCAAAAAGCGGACATCAGTAGAAAATAAAAAAGCCCCGATTAAGGGGCTTTGAAGAGCAAAGGCTAATGGCAACATCAATCAAGAAACATCTGATTAATAAATTACCAAACCCTTAGATTTATACAAGCTATTTCATTGCCAGCCTGAAGCATCGTTACCTGCTAATTCTGGCAGGTACTAACGCCTTTTATTCCGCTTTTTGCGGTTCAGCCGCTGCCGCTGCGGCCACCAGCTCCGGCTGAGGCTGTGGGGCGTCGGTTTTCGCCTTTGCCAGCAGGATAGTGCGCTGCAGTTGCGCCTTTTCGATGGCCTCTTTCACCATATCAGCATCCAGTCCGACAACCGCAAATTTGTCCAGGCCTTCCATGCGGAAAAGGTTCGTTTCAGGTGCCATTTCCTTCAGGGCTTTCTCGTTCTGAACTGTGATGTAGATCAGCTGTGGCTCGGCCTCTGCGCCGTCCGGGATATACACGTAAGCATGCTGGCCAACGCCTAATGCCTGGAGGAACAGGACGCAGACAGCCAGTGGCAGAGAGGTATGCACTACGCTGACATGCTGCAGCCTGCCAGTGAGAACGCCGTGCAGCTGCGCATTATGAGGCATGTATGGGCTGACCGTCTCCACGCGCCACGCCCCGGTAAGCGAACCGTCCACAAACGCCTCGCCGGTGATGTTCATCGACATCTGACGCATGAGCAGCTGCGCAAAGCTCTTATCCATTGTCGGAGCCAGGGGCAGCGCGCCGGTCTTCTCATTGATTGCGTCTACCGCTTCCTGACGTTTAGCGGCATCCTCCGGCAATTCCTGGCTGTGGAGCAGCCAGTAGCGCTCATCTTTGTTAACCCACACAGTGACGTCTTCAACTTCCTGTGGCTCAAAGCCCAGTGCGGCCACCAGCGCAATCTCAAGATTTGCCGGGCCGATCTCGTTCTTCTCATTGACCTCAATGGCCGTGGTCTTGCTGATAATGTACTGAGTCATGATCGCGCCTTATTTGCTGGTGGTCTTAGTGCTGGTGCTGGTGGTTTCGTTCACCGCTGACTCTTCAACCTGAGTGGGTTCCTGCGAGTCGGCCGCGGTCGTGCTGGTATCGTCTTCGACAGGCGTCGGGTTGGTCTGTACCGGCGTAGTAGACCCAAAGCCGCCATCGCCACGGGCAGTTTCTGACAGCTGATCGACTTCTTTCCAGGTGACTGACTCAACTTTCTCGATCGTTGCCTGCGCGATGACCATGCCAGCCTTCGGCTCAATGAACTGACCGCCTTCATCGGCAATCATGCGCAGTTTGATCTCGCCACGGTAATCGCTGTCGATGATGGCCACGTTGTTCGCCAGGCGCAGGAAGTTGTTCACAGCCAGCCCGGAACGAGGATAAATCTTCATGCAGTATCCAGATGGGATCTCCACGGCCAGTCCGGTCGTGACCCACCACGCACGCGGCTGACGGGTTGCGCCCTGAGTCAGTACGACGTTATTTTTCACGTCCAGCGCGGTGATATCCCACGCTGCAGCGCCGTCCGAACCACGGAACGGCAGTTTGGCGTCTGGTGTGAGACGTTTGATCTTAATTTGAGGCATGGCTTAACTCCGGTGATTTAAAGGTGTAATGGCGGCGCTTGCGGACAGAGTTCTCATAGAGAGGGACGTCTGTGTACTCCACCAGCCCGCGTGCAATCAGTTTCTTCACGGACTGCAGGAAGAGGGAATGGCTTACATCAAACTCCTGGCGCACCTGTCTGGCGGTGATGTACCGGTTCTGATCGAGCAGAATCAGAATGTACTCTTCGGTCTTCCCCATTTTCAGGGGCGTCAGTCTGGCGGCATACGCGGGCGTCACCGCCAGGCTGTACTCGTTATCAATGGATCGCGTGATCAGTCCATTTTTAAGGAGGTCCAACAGCGTTCCCCGGATGACATGCGTTGACGTGTCCGGCAGGGCGCGGGTAAAGCGGCGGCGCGTGGCGATACGCTCATCCTTCAGCAGCATCAGCACAGCTGAGGCCGTTTCCGGATATCGGGCGCGAAAAACTTTAAGTTTTGGTAAAAGGCGCTTCAATGTTCTGTTATCCTTGCCATTGGTTTATTTCGGATACCTACATCCAGTGGTTAACGTTTGAACCAGAACGAACGGGATAAGGGAGCCAGCAATGGCTCCCTTTTTCTTTAGTCCTGCGTCCACTTCTCGCCCGTATCAACGCACACCACGCCGTGACACACGCGCCCCTGATCCAGCCTGAAGGCCATGCCGCCCAGCTTGCTGCGCCTGCGGCAGAACTGCGCTCCTGAAAGGTAGGCATGCGGCACGACAGACTCGATCGCGCCTTCCTCGGTACACTGGCCGTCCTCTGCGTCGGCGTAGCCACGCGCAAACTCGCTGAGCACTTCGCGCCGGTCTTCAAAGCGAATGACTTCGCCCTGGTCCGGGTCGCGGGCGTACTCGATCGCGCCGTATTTAGCAAGGGATGCGACGGTTTTGGGGTGCCTGAATATTTCCTCGCCCCAGTACTGCCCGGTGCAGGAATCAACGTAGGAACCGCTGGAATAGGAGCCGATAGGGTTAGAGACGTCGTGTGCCATTGCCACAGCCACGAAGAAGTTAACGACGTTGCCGGTAACAGACATTATTTCCCCGTAAAGAGCCGTTCCCGGCTGCTTAAGGTGTTGGTTTCCTGCTGGGTGAAAGCGCGGTCCACCAGCCCGACAACTGCGGCAAATTCACTTCTGAAATACTCCAGTAGCTTATTTGCGGCGCGGTCGGTGATGTTTTCCACGTAGTAGCAGGCGCTGTATTGGTCGATCCTGGGTTTTTCGAGGGTCAGCAGTGGTGCGGCTTCTGACAGCGTAGACACGCCGTATTCCACCAGCGCCACTCCGCCGCGCTTGATGGCGGTAAAGGTCAGCTGGTGGCCGTCAATGGAGAACGTGCGCGTAAGTAAGATTTGTTGTCTGGCCATCGGTATTCGCAGGATGCGGGATGGCCCGAATTGTGGGGGATAAATGGTAACGTTACAATTATTATTTCTTTAGATTTCAATAAATCTAAATCTCTATTCTCCGTCCAGTATTCCCGACATTTTTCCTTTCTGACTTTCAGAGCGGCGGAGGTAGCGCATAACGGTTTTCGGATCCTGCCAGGTGCCTTCCTGCATGATCTGAGTAATCGTCGCGTCACGTTCGGCCATATCCATCGCGGCACCCACGCGGGCGCTGTGGCCGGACCATTTGGCGTAGCGGCCTTTGTTGTCCTGCACCGGCTCTTTCCCCAGCAGATCCCATGCGTCTTTGAAAATCTTCTCGGTCGCCGGCGCAGACATTGGCTTTTCCGACACGCCAGCCGTGTTGTTGTGGCGGACCGGGCCGAAAACCATCGCGTCCGGATGATGAATCAACCCGGACAGCTCCAGCCAGTGCATCAGATGACCGGCAGCGGCGCGGCTGAGGTGCTTGATCACGCCCGCGGCCGTCACCATCGTTTTAGTGTGTGACAGGTTGATCACCACATGGCCACTGTCGCTGATATCCAGGTCGCGCACCCGGATGCGGCTGAGTTCGGACATACGGCACAGGGTGTTGTAGGCCACAAACAGAAATGCCAGGTTGCGCTGATCGGTCAGCCGGTCGGAGCGGCCCATGAGGTGCGACAGCAGCTGCAGGTCCGGCAGACGGAACGGCACAGCCTGGCCGGTGCGTTCACCCTGCAGCACGGCCTCGCGGCGGATGCGTTTCATGGAGCGTTTCAGGTCCACGCTTCCCCGGAGATCCGGCAGGCCGCTTTCCCGGCACAGCATGTTCATCATGGCATAGTGCTTGTCGATCGTGCTCGATGCCAGGCCGCTTTCTGCCATCTGCAGAAAGTACTCCCGCGCCAGTTCGGGGTCGATCGGCAGGTAGCCCACATCGCGCTCGTTACACCAGAAGGCCCAGCGCCGGATAACGGATAACAGGTCGCGGAAAGTATTCTCGGAATAAGCGGCCTTATCTGCGATGAATCTGCGCAAGTTATTTGCAATGTCTTCCGGCGTTAATTGCGTTAATTCTGCCGGGAGTGCGCCGGTCTTTATTTGAGCCAGATGTTTCATTTATATATTTCATCCCTAATCAGAGAGACAACGCTACGCGAAATCTACGAAAACAGCAGGGGTGTGATGCGTCAGATTTCACGTAGCGACGCCTGATGCAAAACCGCTCAGAAAGCATACATTTTGCCAGCGGCATTGCTAACCTGATCATTTGATCATCAACCACTGATCAAGCATACATGAATCAGGGGAAACTTTATATAAGACTTATTATTTAAAGTTTCCTATTTTGACACTTTTTGTACAGCGACTGCTTGCAAGAGTAGCCAAATCGAAAAATTTGCAAATTCGTTACGTTATTGTTCGTGATCGGCACCATGCCTTCATATATGATCATTTGGCATGCAAATTAATTGCTAAAGGTAACTATTATCAGTCGGGACCATTGGCCCAGGCGCTTTGCAGCTGATACCTGTTACACGACCCTGAACACACAGTTTAGTTAATAAGCGTGTACAGCAGAAATATCTGACAGATGCACAATGCAGACTATTCTTATTATTGCAATTCTAAGGAGAGTTAATTTTACATGGCTACTGATTCTGTCTATATTCGCCTCCATTAAGTCCAGAGAGACTTGCACCGCTCATTAATTTTTTTGGAACACAATTATGCCTAACTTCAGCGATGTAGAATTTGAGAAGCGCTATAAACATTTTCTACAGGTACAAAAAGAGTGGCTGACTCTCATCACGGACAACCAGATTTTCATTGATAAAAACGCTATGGGCGAAGAATGCCGCCCGATCGGCTTTATCACTGACAAGAAGACCTTTCAGCGCGCAGAGCACCTGCTGGCCGACTGGCAGAGCTTTGCCGACCTGGCAGAAGAGAAACGTCAGGCGCGCTCTATCGCGATCACGACAAACCTTTACCTGCCGGTGCCGACCCTGATCGTTGAGCCGAAGCACGTCACTATCAACCGCTTCCGCGCTACGGCGACCGCGAACCACACCCGCGAAGATATCCTGAAGCGTTATGAGAAGCAGATCGGCAAGCTGCGCAAGGTTCCGTTCGCTGCAGGTGCCATCATGTCGCTGGAAGACGAAATGAAGGCGTTTGAAGCCGCAGCGCCGGGTGCAATGTACCGCGCCCGCACCAGCAACTACTCTGACATTCAGGTGACTGCGCGTTATACCGACGACAAAAAAGATGAGGGTGAGTCGTTCCGTTATGGCGCGCACGGCATGCTTATTTACGGTGAGAACCTGAATAAAGAGCGTGATATCAGGCTGAACGTTAACAGCAACGGCGGTTACACGTCCTCTTACGACGCGATTTCCCCTGTGGCATGCTCAGTACTGCCGAATGCCAAGCTGTACACGATGGAAGACGTGGATTACAGCAAGCAGCTGGCCGCTCAGCGTTCCTCTGTGGCCTATACGGTGAACACGCGCCGCACTCAGTTTGAGACCAGGGCAAAGGCGAAGATTGCGAAGGCAAAGGACGCGCAGGAAGCACGTCTGTTTAAGGCTGAAATCGACGAAAACCGCGACCTGCTGGAAAAGCTGGAAGCATACGACTGGGCGCTGCTGGAGAAGAAGGTTGCTGCAGGCGATACCGAACAGCTGACCATGCCGGAGATCCGCAAGCGCTACGGTGGCGAAGAGCCACGCGCCGGAAAGAACATGCGCAACATGTACAGCCTGCTGCGTGAGCTGGAAAGTAACCTGAAAAACCAGGGCAAATAACAGTCGGTATTTTGCCACCAGCAGGCAAAACAGAAGGGCGCATAAGCGCCCTTTTTTATTGCCTTGCTAACCCTAATCAACCGTTTAATAATCACTCAAAACACTCATACATAGGATGTAAAAATGAGCACTTATCGCGATGAAGATGGCAACTACAGAAGTCATACCGATCCTTACACTTCCTTTGAGTTTGAGCATCAAGCGAGCAGGCATGAACAGGACCGATTGAACGCTGTCCCTTATTATATTCCTGAACCACCTGAACCGATTTCAGCCCCATCATTTTCTGATGGCATCACGCACACTCCCAGTAAGGACTATGTACCGGTTGAAGGTGACACAAAAATTGACATTTGGGTTAAGCCTTTTGTTGTTCTATGGGCTTACTGGTTGCTTGCCTTTCCGGCCATTAATGCGGCATGGCTTTTACGAACATCAGGCTTCCCCTTTAGCTGGCTCGGCACCGTTTTATATTACCCCTGGACGTTACTGGTTAAAGCTATCGGCGCGCCTTACTATCTCGCATATCTTTTTGATGGTGTAGCCCAAGCCTTTGCTATGGCTGTCATTGCAGTAGTCTGGTTTTGTGTACTGAGTTATGTGTGCAACAGGCTCTGGGATACTGCGCCCCAGCTGTTAAACAAAGTTTTAAAGGGGCTGGCGATCGCCGCGATTATCCCGGTTGCGTTGGCAGTTCTGGCATACATGACCGGGTCGTTGAGTGGAGACATTGCTCAGAATTTTTGGTTTGGACACGATCCATATACCTATGTAATTAGGCATTTTTTTAACTTCCCCAGTCCCGGATATGGATTCCCTGCCGAATAATAGTCTAGCGAGGCCACCCGCCTCGCTTTTACTTACTATAGTGGTTGCCTGCTGGTGGTCAGGCCAGCAGCGCATCCAGCTCCGATAGTTCGTCCAGTTTGCTCTGCGTAAAGTCAGCCATATCTTCGCTCAGTTCGGCCTCTGCCGGACGGTAGCCAATCAGGAAGATGAAGCAGTAGGTATCCCAGCGGTCAGGCGATTTGATGTTAAGTTTCTGCCGCATCTGAGGCTTCGGCACCATCATAATTCGCCCCATTTCATCCATGAAGTACGGAATCTTTGAGGCCTGCTCTGCCGTGTGCTGTGACATATCAATGCGCATCCGGCCCGACCGGATCGCGTCAGCAGCCATGATGTTCGACCAGGCGCGCTGATTCTTGAATCGCTCTCTCACCTTCTTACTGAAAGGCGGCTGCCCCCAGCGGATACTGATTGCATTAACGCCCCGGCGCTCCAGCTGCTTGAGCGTACCAGACCCCACACCGTCGCCATCTACCGCAATGGTAATGCCCGGATAGCGCTCCTGGGTGCATTCGTTAGCGATGTAGTCACCGAACGAGATCGGGTCCATTGTGCCGGGCATTTCCAGCAGCTTAAACGACACGACGCGGCGCGCATCGCCGTACCCGGACACCTTGCAGATGTTGAGGATCGACTTATCGCGCCCGTTACCGACGTCGGCGGTGGCCACCCAACCCCAGCCCTTCTCCAGATACACTTTCCGGCGCGCTGCGCGATCGCACTCATCACGCCCCAGCAGATAGCCGCTGACATTGCGCGGGAAGCGGCCCAGCACCTTCACCATGTATTCCAGCGAGTCGCGCCCGCCGTACTCCACCAGCTTTTCACGGATGAATTTCAGGGTGACGTGTGGCGCTTCCTCGGAATTGAGCACGATGGCATTCCAGAAGCCGTTAGGGTTATCCGGGTGTCGGGCTAGCGAATGGTGCGAGTCGTAGAAGTAACCACTGGGGCGAGTAGGCTGCGACATCATCAGCATGCGGTTATCTTCTTCTGTCAGCGCACCACGCATGATTGCGATCGCTTTGTCAGAGATACCCGACGCCTCATCGAGGATCAGCAGAATGTGTGCGGCGTGCTCACCGGCAAGCGCTTCCTCGTTACCCAGGCGATAGCCCTTACAGAGCACCTCCCAGATGCCCTTACGCGACTTTTCATAAAACATAGTGTCGGTCAGGGTGAAGTAGTTCTGAAGCCACGGGTGGCGTCTGGCGGCGTTCGCCCAGTAGGTTTTGACGTACTTGAAAACGCCGGTCTTAACCTGCCCGATTTTGTTGGCCACGATGATTACGCGCGCATCCGGGTACATGATCATGTAGATCAGCAGCATCATGGCCGTCAGGGATGATTTACCCGTACCGTGTCCCGACGTCACGGTAGTCTGGCTCCCCGTCTCCTGTACGGAGTTCATGATCTCTTCCTGCTGCCAGGTGGGGATCATGCCAAACAGCTCAACGACGGCCAGCGCCCAGTTATAGCGGTAGCGGATAACCATGTCGCGCCAGCGCGGGTCTGTCGTGACGCTCTTTATGCGCTTCTTACCGCTCATCAGGCGTCGTCCTCGCCCTGTATGACGTCTATATCAGGCGGGATATCGTCATCGTCTCCGTACAGCTCCGCCGTGGCCATATAGTCAAAGTTGCCACTGAGATTACCCTCGCCCGCTGTTTCGCCGGCGCGGTTCTCTCCGTCCGCCTGGACGTCACCGAATCCCCCGCCATCCACCAGCGCTGCCACTTGTGCACGGCGTTCCTCTACAAAGGCCGCGCTGGTGGCCTGCTGCTCACGAAATTTCCGCGCATCCCGGTCCAGTTCGTCCTCAGTGACCGCGCCGCTGTCATCTACTGGCGGTTCGGCGTTCTTGAGCTCGTTCTCAAGGCGTCTGGATAATGACTCCGGCAGTTTGATACCGTGCCGCTCGATGTACTCGGCCGTCTCCAGTAAATCCCAGTCCTTTTCCTCGCGCAGCTGGTAGGCGCGGCTGATCACCTCACCGGCGTTATGCGTCAGTGCATGCTTCTCATTGTCGCGCCGGTTCTTGTCGGTGCCGCTGGCGATCGCCGCCACCCGCGTAGCGTGGTCATTGACCAGATAACCGACCTCGATCATCAGTTTGGTCATCTTGAGGATGGGGTGTGGCCCGCCGCCGCCCTGGTCATCATCCTTTTTGCCGCCGTTCTCCAGGTTACTGGCTTCCAGCTCAAACAGTTCGACCGCCCGCGCCGTGGTGCGCTTCAGCAGGTCCATGTGCGCCAGCGAGTCAAACAGCACCGTCATGGCGCTGGCTTCCACGCCCTCGCCCAGCACCTCTAATGCTGATTCGTAATCCTCCGGCCGCGGATAACCGCGCCGGTTGGCCACCAGCTTGGTTTCATGCCCTTCCTCAAACGGTTTTCCCTCCCCGCGAGGCTTTGGGGTGTGCTTCGGGCGCCCGGAATCCTGATCTCCGGCATTTATGATCTTTTTGGCATGTGAAGCATTGGGCTTTTTCTTCCCGCCAGGCTGCGCTGCTGCGTCAGCGCGTGGTTCCAGCACCCCCTCTAAAGCCGCGCTATGCCTGACTTTGCGCCCGTTTCGGCGGATGATCAGGTCTTCTTGTCTGGCGTGATCATTTTGATGATCAGAAGCGTGATCACTCGAATGATCATGATTGTGATCACCAGCCAGATCACGCATTGCGGCCAGCGCTTTGCCGTTCAGCTCCCGACGTGCGGTGTTAAACGGCAGACCGTAGTGCTCACAGTACTCTTTGACGGTTATCCCGTTCTGCGCCTTCTGCTCGATGAAGGCTTTTCTGTGGTCATCCCAGTTAACTTTGGACATGGTTTATCGTTCAAAAGAGGCCAATAAACCGGGATGGTATGGAGTCTGTAATTTGTAGTGATCACATTAATGATCACTATCGCAGCTAACGCGCCGTTTTGGTGCCTTACTAATGGACAAAACCGGAATATGTGGTACTTTGATTGCTCGTTCGTAGTATGAAATTAACCACTGGATAAAATTAAATGACTAAGAATAAAGCTGTTTTAGTGGCAGTAGACGCAGGCTCTGGTAACGTAGCGCTGACTTATGCTGAAGATGGCACAGGGCGCTGGATCACCTCGGTCACCCCTTCGCTGATACTGGAAGGCCACCAGCAGTCTTTCGCGGCTGAATCACAGTCTACGTGGCTGACAAAGGATGCCAGCGGCAAAGAGCGCGCCTACACCGTCATGAAGAAAGGCTATGACCTGTATGACACATGCGACCCTAACTATCAGGTCTCACCTGCTCACCGCGTCCTGATTGCCGATGCACTGCACCGTGCTGGCCTCGGTGGCCGTGATGTGATCATTGGTGAAACGCTGCCGGTGAATCAGTTCTACAGCGCTATGGGTGTGATTAACGAAGCCCGTATCCGTGAGAAGGTTGCCAGCCTGAAGACGCCTGTCACCAATTATCGCGATGGTAGCGAACCGGCTAACATCATTCACGTCGAAGTATTCCCTGAAGCCGTTCCTGCCATCGTTTCGGCACAGGCAGATAATCCGGAGCTGGCTGACGCTGAGCAGACGCTGGTAGTGGACCTGGGACGCTTTACCTGTGATATCGCCCTGGTTGATAAAGACCTGATGCCTGTGAAAAAGGCCAGCTATGAGCACGGCGTTCAGAAGATGATCGAGCGTGTTCATGCGCTGCTGCCAGAGTTTGAAGAAAAGCTGGGTAAATCGTTCGGTGCATCCGATCTCAGCGTTGATAGCGTTGATGCCATCATTCGTCAGGGCTATATCGGCTCCCGTCTGGAAAGCGCTAAATCGAAGCGTATTGATATCAGTGAAGTCATCAACCAGGCCGCATCTGAGCTGGCAGAGAAAATCTGGCAGGACGTGCGTGCGCTTCACCGTAATACCCGCGATGTTGACGTTGTTCTGGTTGTTGGTGGCGGCGCTAACTATATCGCTGGCAAGCTGCCAGGGCTGACCGACCACACCGATGGCTGGCATGATGTTGTTGTTGTGCCGAATAACCCTGAAATGGCTATTGCGCGTGGCGTCTATCTGGCGCTGCAGGCCTCTGAGGCCGATATTCTGGCTGATATCAGTAGTGCGGCGTCTGTAAGCGATATTCGTAGCCGGACCAACGAGAAGGGCTAACTATGGCACAGGTGATTAAATTTACCGGGCTGGAGGAAGGCGGGCTGTTCAGCCGCTCTATGCTCGAAGACTATAACAAGCTGAAGACGAATCCCGCAAAGCGCGCCTTTGTGATAAACGTTATTCGTTCGGGCTATGCAGTGGAGCAGATGGGGCTTGCACCAATCCTCGCGCTGATGGAAGAGACGTACGGTGATACGTTCATGACAATGACCAAGCGTGAGCGGCTGCAGCGTCTGCTTTCGCTAATCAGCGTCACGCTGGGTGAAACCACTCCACCGACGCCGGGTATGCAGCCGGTACAGGCACCAGTGGCTGAACCAGCAGCCGCTGTCGTTGCAGCGCCACCAGCTGAAAAGGCTCAACCGGCACAGGCCGAGAATCCTTCCAGCGAAGCCGCTCAATCAGCACGGGCCGAGAGTCAGCCGGAGGCGGTTAGCGTTACTCATAATCCGGATGACAATTCATCCAAGCGCGTAGAAGAAGCACCCAAAGGTGTTACATCAAGCGCCTTAAAGCTGCAACGCCACAGAGTTTCAGGCTAAGCCGCTCTGCCCCGTTCACATGAGCGGGGCATTTTCCATCCTTCCCCGTCTGCACATATCCATCAGTTGCCTCGCCAGCGCGCATACCGACAGCTGTTCCATTTCCTTCTTCTGCAGCACACGCTTTGTGGCGCTTTCCACACACAGCGAGTCGTAATTCAGATCCTTTCTTCCCCGCACCTTGAAAATGTAGCCGTTCATGGCCTCCAGGCGATACTGCCGGGGATAGGCATCGGGATGTACCCGGCATTGTGCGAACGGCGAACGGACAAAGGAGCGCAGGATATTCGAGATAATGCCGGTGTTCACCAACAGGTGCGGGTATTCCGTTTCCACCAGCTTAGTGACTTCGGCCACTGTCATATAGTCCTTCCTGCGAATCAACAGATCGGCCACCTCTATACTGCTCACCTTTTGCTCCATATACTGCTCCGCTTGTATTAACTACAAGCAATTCTAAGGATTGTATAATTCGCACAAGTGGTAATGGTTTAAATATCGCCATTATTAGCAGGTATAAGCGCGTTTTAGAGACGATTCCGGGGGCGAACGGCGCATGCCTAAACTGGCTGGTGGCTGTATGAGTGAATGACGATCGCAGTACTGGCAGTGCATTACTGTACGCTCGATGCCGCGTAACCGGACCGCTTTAAATATAGTTTTAAGGGGGATTATCACGGTCAACCCGATTTTTTTACTTAGAGTTTATGCGATGTGTGGAGTGCTGCCGGTGCCGGGTGAGCATCTTCACCCGGACGATCATGTATCAGGCTGTCAGCGGAGGCTTCTCAGGAAGTGGCTGACGGTCGGGGACCACAAAGTTACTATGTCACTTCCTAACTGCTGGATGACTGCGCTGTAATCGCTTAATGGCACATGCTCCCCTGCATCACCCATAAAAATCAGTTGCTGAGATGTACCGGCTTTCGCTGCGTCCACGCTGTAGGCAAATCCGGGAGTAGAACCGAAATGCTCCACCAGCTGCTCTGCCCGCCATGCGAAACGCACACCACAGTTCTTCCGGAGCTCGAGCGTCACCGTGCCGCCGACGAGCATAGCCGAAATTTCTGTACCGGCACTGGGATAACTGCGTTTACAGGAGACAGACGTAATTTGGCAGTTGGCAGCTTGCCAGTCCAGCGCTGGCAGGTCACTGATTTTAACTGTTTCCACTACACCAGCCTCCAGTCGCTTGCGAGAAGATCCGTTGAGGCTGGCGCCCAGTCGGAAACCGTTAGCTTTTCGGTATCAATGAGCAAAAGCTGGGGCATCTGCGTTACGGCCACATCTTGGCTGCAATCAAAGTAGCGGGCCGGTACGCCATACATATCTGATCCATTCAGTGCTGCGCGTGTCAGCCCTCTGGTGAGGCGCAGATGAACACCCTTCCCCCATGCTGCCCGCGCCACTTTGCAGCCCTCTGACAGCCACAGCTGCGCGACCGCCAGCGGTGCTTGCTCCTGCCTGAAACTCAGTTCGCCGGTATCAATCATCGCTTCGTTGCGCAGGATAAGATCATTCAGCTTAATCAGCGCGGCACAGGCGGCGTGGTTCAGGGTTTCGCCAAAACCGGTCATTGTCAGGCCGCTTTTGCTGATAACGGCTGCGTATCCGTCAGTTTTGGTCTCAGAAGTCTCTGTAATGGTGTATCCCAGGCGGGCAATGACAGCCAGCAGCGCCATGTAATCGCCTGCATAGTCGGCTTCTGCGTCTGCAATCATGGCGATCGTTGCATTCAATTGTTGAGCGGTCATCATTATCAGTAGCCCCGTTTCTGCTTGCGCTTCTGCGCTGCTTGCCTGCGTTTCTTCTCTGCGGCCCAGTGCTGCTGAGCTTCCGCAATGCTTGTGGCCAAATGACGCATTCCCCGTTCGATCTCTTCCTGTATGGGTGGACGGGTCTCATCCACCAGCAGCGCTCTCACCTGCGGGACCGGAACGGTCGGCGGACGACGGGCTACCCAGCTGAGGCTTCCCATAATTGCGCCCATCAGTGCGATCTTCTTCATGCGTTTTCTCTTCCTGCAGGCGTGCCGAATCCCCGGCAGGCGCCGGTGATTAAAGTTCACCTGGTTAAATCCGGCGTGGGATAAGCACGGCGATAATTTGAAGCCTGCGCCGGCGCGTGGCCGGGTGGCTGTAATAGCATTGTGCTGACCGGATTCGAACCGGATACCGTCCGTCTGTCCCCATCAGGCCTTACGGCTGTTACATGGAACGGCGGTTGCTTCCGTTAAGCGACAACACAACGGTAAAAGCACATTGCAGGCGCTCTTACCTGTTGTCCTGTCTCAGCCCGCCACCAGCTGCGCGATAAGCCATTTGTGACCGGCAAACAGTCCGGCATTCAGAAGGCAGTGAAACATGACAAACTGCATGGCTCTGATGGTCTTTGTGTAAGTGCTGTCACTCATGCGCATTGCGTCCGGATTGGCTGGCTGTCTTACCCTGATCATGCCAGAAATAGCGTCTCAATATTCTGGTAAATAAAAACCGCGAATACGTGTTGCTAATAGCTTATTGCAAAGGGATATTGCCCCTCTCTGCGCCAGCATCAGCTGTGACTCTACGGGCGATAATTCCTGAAAATGAGGTAAGTCCTGCATCATTTTAATCATCTGATCTTCCATATCTGACAGTATTTTCAGTTCCATAATGGCGCGCTGCTGATACGGTTTAAGATGTGAAACATCGTCCATAACGACGTAGCTTTCAGCCAGTTCCTGCTCAGTTACAAGGGCGATACAGGATCCATTTTCATCCCATAATGCGTATCTGCAAAACCCACTATGTTTTTCTATGCGCTCAATGGTTAAAGGCTGCGGTCTTGCTAAAGCGAGACGATTTTTACCCTGCCCCATATATCCCTCTCATAAACGTTTATGGTGGCCGGTGCCATACCCGGCAAATAACCTCTCAAGTGACTGGTCAACCTGGTTACTGGCGGCTTTAACCCCTGTGTACGCGACTGAAGAATCGGGGGCCAGTCTTGCGATCGCAGCAGCAACTGCGAATGCACCACAACGGATAGAGCACTGACCATTCCTAGTCCAATGGCGCTCTGCGCAAAGCATCAATGCTCTTTCCTGTTGGTATGCCTTATTTGCGGCGCTGCTTCTTCCTGCCGCCTCTTAACGCCCTGATGAATGTCTCGATGGCATAGATGGCCACCAGCGCGTAAATCACGGTGAGAAATGGGTGCTCTGCAGCAAATTCTGATAACGACATAATGCGTCCTTTGTAGAGGAATGCTGTCTCTTCCAGCTGTCAGAACTAATCGCCCAGGCGCTCAACCTGCAATGACGTTATCCCGCTGGCTGGCACATTCTGTGTTGACCGGATAACCAAATAGACGAAAAGGAAATAAAACGCCCAGGCTCCGCACCCACATGTCCCAAATGCCCCACTTTCAGCCACCAGCAGGGATCGCTGGCTTGTCGTTACTGGCCGGGTTCAATAGAGTTGCGGTGACCGTTTCCCGTTAACGCGATTGTTCACTGAGGCGGGACTTAAACCCGCTTTGCTTTCGCAGCCCATCGCTGACCGCCCGTGTTAATTCACAGGCAAGGCTTCCGCCCCGTGGATTCCGGATCCACAACTCCTACGGTGTGTTAAAGCGATCACCACAACGGCCGAGAACACTGAGCAACCACGCGCCGGGTGCTCGTTTAAGTCACCCTTCAATGTCCTCGCCGTTGTGGGCTGGTCTTTCCCAGCAGCCACGGCGTGTTGGGGCCTGCCGATACCCTGCCCCGCCACCAGCCAAATTAGCAAGTAAACAAGGCATCGCCTGGTGTTGACGTGTAGCGCATGGGGGACTGGTGCCACCAGCTGTCCGATACGGAATCTACGGACGGGTCATGTAAAGGAATTTGCAAAACGTCAGGTAACTATTCCGTCCCGCGTGCGCATAGCCGCATTCCCCCATTTGTGAGCACGCTGTAAGAGGTAATCTTTCGCCAAACGCCAGGTAAAACGTCAGATGCACCAGCGCGCTCACAAATGGTGATCCCTTACGAGGATCAGGCGGGAACGTGTTTAAGCCTCATGGGGCGTTCTATGCGCGGGATTAGTCCATCAACCGCGTTCACTGCCATGACAGGAGGGGCTACTTGCCGTTCACCGTACTCATAACACACCCGGAAAAAGCTAATAACCGGGGGCGGCCCGTTACGAACTGGTGCAGGTTGACGGAATTGAACCGCCGACAATGGAACACTCTACCGACTGAGCTAAACCTGCTGAATACTTGCCGGTGCATACCCGGCGCGGACACTTAGGTATCTGGTCAACCTGTCCGCTTGCGTCACGTATGAGGTCAGGAAACCTCGCCAGATTTGCAGTGCGTTTGCCTCGCTTGCTAAAGCGTTTTCCCCGTTTCAGCCGTCAGCACACCCTGATGCACTCACGGCTGAAGCTGAAAAAAAGCCCGGAAACTACCGGGCCAAAAACCCTACTACACACAGCAAAGCCTACTCTGGAATAGACTCTGATTTGTGAAAAAAGAGCGGATTAAACAGACAGTTATGATTAATCCGCCAAATGCCTATTATGATTTTTGCACGGAGCCTTAAAGCTCTTGTCAGCGGGGAGGAATGTACACAAAACGGAGTAATGAAGCAATGAAAATCTAAGAAAACTCTTAGATTTTCAAAGCAAGAAAGAAGGGGGTTAGCGGCGTTTTACTTTGGGGTTTCTGATGTTCTCTATGTCGCCGTTCGCCTGCGCCCACTTTATGCACCAGCTGTTCACGGCAGCGCGAATTTCATTCACAGAGGCCTCACTCAGCCCCTTCACTTTTGCCAGCTCGTCAGGCAACTCACCACCAGCATCGGCAACCGTCTCATACCCGGCCTTTGTCAGAACGTTAAGGAGGCGTGTCGGTATGGCCAGCTCGGAAACAGGCGCAGCCTTGCCGTCAAGAATGCGTTGGTGAAGACGCGGGAAATCCTGCGCCAGACGCTTCATGATCCGTGTGTGCAGCTCGTCATTGATAGCCGTGTCCCACATCGGCGCAAGCTCAGGCAGCAGGCGGAAGACCGGGTTGCCCCATATCCCTGGCACCACGTCCATTGCCAGCATCATCGCGGTACGGATCTGGAAGTGGAAATCAGCCGTCTCGATAGACACATCCCGGACACCGTGGAAAACGCTCAGGCCAAAGTGGAAGTTGTAGATGTAGCAGCCCACGTCGCCAGAGCCATCCGGCAGCTGAAGAAGGAACTGCTGCACATCTTCCCGGCCATCATGAAATTCGACACGCTCCTTCAGATGGTTATAAAGTGCGGTCGTCTTCATCAGGTCATTGGCCGTTGCGGCGCGCTGGCGGCGTTCTTCTCCGACAACTTTATCCGCGATGTTGAGTTTGCTCTGTAGCTCCTGCCGCTTAAGGCTGTCTTTTTTGCGATCGGCGCGCTGCTGTGAAATGGTTTTGTCACGTTCATTCAGGTCTCGCGCCAGGCGCTCAGGATTCTTGCGGCGATACTGTTCATATTCCTGTGAGACAGAGGTAAACGCCAGCTGCGCGGTGGTCAGGGCAGACCTGATACCCTCCAGCTGATTCTCTGCATTGATTACGCGGTTGTCCGCCTCCAGCACCCTCTGAGTAGCCGCCTCACGGGCCTCTTCAATGGCGTTCTCGGCATCGAGCCGAATTTTTGTTACTTCGTTGACCAGTGCGGACTGCGCGCCCAGCTGCTGCTGTACCTGCTCCAGTGTGTCTAATAGCAGGTTGTAGGTATCAGCCTCATGATTGAGCCGCATGCCGATATCGATCTGGATCTGCTCCAGAGCGTTCGTGCAGTTATCAAGAAGGCGCAGCTCCAGGTCATCAAGCGTCAGGCGTTTACGGATGGAATTAAGCTGGCTGTAAGCGGTGACAAACGCCTGGTGCAGAACATCGTCATCGACGTTGCATACAGGGAGATTTTGCAGCTGCTGGAGTGGAGCGAGTGTAGTCATATTGAGAATCAGATCCGCGTGTAATTTGCGGCGGATGATAACTCGAAATTAACCACTGTCTAAGGTTTTTCTTAGATTTAGTTAAACTATCAAGATGAGGTTGCTGGTGGCGTTATCGTGGACTCCGCCACCAGCGGAGGGTTACAGCAGTTTCAGCGCCGTTACGGCTATGGCGGCCACAGTGATAATCATCAGCACGTTCAGCAGTACAGACGGCACTTTGATCTCGCCGGTCTCATACTCTGTCTGCGTCATCCTGCCCAGGTAGCTGTGCGAGATCAGCACTGCGTTCTCGTCAAAGCTCAGCGTAGCCCGGACGTTCTCAAGCGCCGGGCGGGAAATCTGACGTGTGGCCAGCTGGACGATTCCGGATCTCATCTTACCGTTGTCGCCCATGTAGCAGACAGTATGGTAGTGGTATGGCTTATCCTGGCCCATCAGCTGATAACTACCCAGTCGCTGACGCGCATATCGTTAATGCTCAGTTCGTGTATCTCAACGCCGCCGTCCGGTCGGGTCAGTATCAGCACGTCACAGCCTTCATGCTCCTGCTCAAGCGACACAAAGTAACCCGCCTCCCACGCTTCCCGGCGCATCAGCAATTCCGGATCCTCTTTCATCTTCAGCAAGGCGCGGTCATAGCTGCACGTAATGGCACCGATTCCAATTTTGCTCAAACCTTCGATCTGTGCCGTCGTCATGCGTCCGCGTCCTTCTGTTAATGATTTTCTCAAGATGTAACTGATCCCCTTCACGCCGCCGAAATAGTTCAGCTGGCGGTTACTCATGCCGCTGCGCGACATAAGCTCCTGCTTCGGTACTTTGAAAATGCCGACGTCCATAGCCATGTCGGCAAAAACCGAAAGCCCACGGCCCAAGCCGTCGCGCGTCTTTTTACGGCGCGCATACTGCTCAAAGGTGGGGCATCCGGTAAAAAACTGCGCGTCAAAAAGCACTTATTCGCTCCAGAAACCGTCATTCTCATGCGCTGGCATTGCTTCGCCTGCTTTGAGAACTGCGTATTGTTCCATCACGCTGATCGTCTCTTCAGGTGAAAATGATAAAAGAACGTAGTACCCCTGCTTTTTCAGGCGACGCATCCACGTCAGCTGAAACTCAGAAGGCATATTCTTACCGTGTTTCTGCTCTACCCGCATTCCGTGATAGATGCCTGCCGGTATTTCCAGGGACATATCCGGAACGCCCCGCTTTGCGCCCTCAGCCTCGATCGCTGCGGCGGTCGCCTTTAAGCGAAATCCTCCGTTTGGTACGGCATACAGATGGTCATAAATAACCCTGTTGTGACGGTGAAAATGGTCAAAGATTCGAACCTGATCGTAATGCTCTTGTTTGCCTTTGCGCAGATCGGGATTTTTGACGAGAGCGGCCAGCGCTTTTGCGTGAACCGATATTTCTAAAGCTGCCGCTAACCAGGCAGAGGTTTTGCCGGATTTTACCGACACTCCACCAGCAGATTTAACAGCTGCTTTGGTGCGGGTTTTTTGATTTTTTTTATAGGAGTGCAACCACTCTTCACTGAAGCGCATATCCGAAATTGCCAACCGATGATTAATTAGTCTAAAAAGTGGATCTGCGTTGGGGGGTATTTTTAACGCTGAGACGGGAAAAAACAAGCCTGTAATCTACATCTTTGAAAGATAGTTATTACAGGCAGTTATCATTTTACTGGTGGGCCATCCACATGAACGCCAGGCTGTAAACGATACCGAGCGTACTGAAGCAAAGCACAAGGAACCTGCCAATCACATTAGAAAAAGGCGTGGCTTTTGCCGAAAGAGTCTTGTTTGAGGTGGCATTAACAAAATCACGCTGCGCAAAATTATTCATGATATATTCTCTTTGTTAGGTGCAGGGGTGTACGTCGCCAAACTGAACCCCTGCAAAGTGAAAGCCCGGCCTTATGGTCGGGCTTTTTCTTTGTCACCACCTTAGCGGCTTAACGCAATCTAAGGGTTTTCTAATTTACCGTCAATTTAAATCGCTACTTTTCGTCACTTTTCACCTGTAACAGGACTTCCCCGGCTGTTTTCAGACGTTCCAGCGCGTCCTGTAGGGCAAAAATCCAGCTGGCCTTATCCAGCTCCCGTACACGCTTTACCCTCTCCTGTGTTGATGGATTGATGACCCATACCCATGCTTCATGATCCTGGCGATTACGCATCGTAAATACCCCAGTCGGGGGGTAAAAATTCAGCTCAGCACCATTGGCATAGGCATAGGCTTCCAGTTCCTCCAGCTTAAGGTACTTGTTCTCTCGCGGCACGGTGTCTCCTAAAATCTTCTTTTCTCTATGGATTCATCATAGCTGACGTACATGTAAGGTTCAGTATCATCCGCCGAAGGCATCACGGGAAGCAGATGTACCGCGCTGAATACGGCATCGTTTTCGGTACGGTCGTCAGCGTACAGGTGCGCAGCTATGACCGTAAGAGCAGGACGTGAAAGCGAGTATATTTCAGCTACATCGCTTTCGACTATCTGCCCAAATTTAGTAGTAGCACGTTCCAGCAATAACGTTTTGACGGCAGGCCACCACGGCCCAAAAGCCCGGTACGCAAACCTCGCACTGCTGACGCGCTTTACTAAATTTTCCAGATAGTTTACTAAAAAGGCCTCTTCGGTTCGCCCGTCCAGCGCCAGCGGTAGCAGGCTCTCGATGTAGGTTTCGGTTGGCTTGATGGTATCAATGAGTGTCGTCATGTTTGACGGCCCTCGCGGGCCGCTCCTAAATTATGCGTTTACAATATCGTTGCGTAGCGCATCGAGATCGTGGGAGGAAGGGATAAGCCAGGCGGCTTGTGTGAACTCGTTTCCGGCTACCGGATCTTCTTCAAAATTCCAGAATTTCGCGCCGTACTTCTCTTTGATGAGATCACGCACCGCTTTGCGCTTAAGCACCGGCTTATCACTGGTGTCCGTCAGGACATAAGCGCCACCAGCCGGGAAGTCGATTTTAAAGGTGCGGTTCTTCCACTTGCGCGAAGCCACCAGCTCCTGCTCGTTTGTCATGACCTGGAAGCCATCGGACTGCTTCTCTGCCTGAACGGTACGCACGGTCGTTGCCGCGGCCGCCGCGAGTCTGTTGGCTTCTTCACGGCGGGCCTCCACAACGTCAGGCGACAGCTTGCCGGTTATCAGCGCTTTATAATCGTCCCACGTCGTCGCGTACTCGCGGTAATCGCCTTTTTCCATTCGATCCAGCCACAGATAAACCATCGTTAGCTGCCGCTTAATAGCGCTGGATGAGGCGAACGTTTCGACGTTGATTCCGGCGTCATCGAGCGCACTCAGTGCAACGCCGGCGCGCAGATAAATTGCTGCCGGTGACTCCGTTACGGTTGCTGCCCGGTCAACGTCACTGTAAGCATCAAACTTAGACTTCACCAGCAGCACGGCAATACCGGCCTGGCTATCACTCTCGCTCATCTGGCGGAACTGCTGCAGCGCGGCGGCGGCATACTGTTCTGTCAGTGATTTGACAGCCTGCACCTTGCCGTCGGCCATCTCGTTACGCAGTTGTTCGAATATTGCTTCGTACTCATGACGGTTAGAGAAGCCCTCCATGCCGTTACGGAACTGACGAAGGCTGATAACGTTGCTCCAGTAGTAACGGTCCTGCGCCGAACCCAGGAAGGCAGCATGAGCCTCTTCATCATTCGCGCCGGTCACTGACCGCTTTTTGGGGTCATTCGCTTCGAACTCGGCCACTAGTCTGTTAAAGACTTTAACCACGTCCGCCATGCCCGCCTGCTTCCCGTAAGCCTGCAATGCTGTGTCGTAGTTACGGCCAAACATTGCCTTAAAGAAGCCCTGCGCGCTGTAGATGTTGTTGTCCACGCTGTACTGATAAAGCTCACGCTTCAACTGCTCATCGGTGTGATCCGGGTACAGCCACGTTTCAGCCGGTCGCTCTTCGCTGGCGCTGATCGTGCCTCTCAAGTAAGCCAGTTTCAGGCTGCCGTCATTGTCGCGGTAGAGCCATCCGTCGGTGTTCACATTCAGGACGCCCGCGTGAATGGCCGCGTAGAAGTCAGCACGGCTCAGCGTGTCAGCCAGGTTTACCGGCTCGATGCCCTTCACTGCTGTCTGGAGCGCTTTTGCCTGGTCACTGGTGATATCCACGCGGTCGCCCACCAGCGCAGACGGCATTTCAGCAAAGCCACCGACATTCGGACCGGTATAGCAGCGCAACGGCTTGTGGATCAGCTCAACCTCAACCGTATTTTTCTCCGGGAAGAATTTGCGGATCTGGAATACGCCCTTTTCTTCGCGGTCATCGTTGAGCCAGATTTCATAGGTCGCGCCAATTCGCACCAGCTGGCCATCGGGCAGTTTCATGTACTGCTCCGGGGCGCGCAGCACGTCCGGATCGACTTCCAGCGCGCCGGACTTAATTGCTCGTTCCACTTCCCCGCGAGAGCGCTTAATGGTGCTGGCCGCACTTTTAGAGCGCGTCAGCGCTTTGCGTGCGCCGCTCAGCTCCTGCTCCAGCTTCTTCTGCTTCGCCAGATTTTCACGCAGTGCAGCACGCGCTACGCGGCGATCCTGACCACGCCAGGCATCAGCTGACCGCTTGCCCTCTCTTTCAAGCTCACGGTTATAGGCTGCTTCAGCGTCGGTGACGTCCTCGCGCAGGCCATCAATCTCGCCGTTGATCGCATCAAACGCTGCTGACAGCCTGGTAATGTTCTCTTCCAGCACTTCAACAGGTGTAGCAGCGGCGACGCTTGCCTTCAGGTAGATATCCAGCGCGGCAGCGGCTTCGCGCTCGGCCTGCTGACGGTCGGCTTCACGCTTCGCTTTCAGCTGTGCATCGACGCGGGCGCGGCGCTCTTCCGGATTAGCGGCCAGAAGTAGGCTTTGCTCTTCTTTCGACTCCACATCGCCGTTTTTAATGCTGGATACGTCGGATTTCATGACGTCGTTGATCCAGTTTTTCTTGCGCTGCAGCGTCTCCAGACGGAACTCGTCAAATGACCCTTTGCCACAGTAGTAATGCACGCGCATGGTGTCGCGCTCGGAGCCCACGCGGGCGCCGCGTCCGTTACGCTGGTCGATACTGGCTGGCGTCCAGGGGAGTGTCAGATGGTGCGTATCGGCGGTGCCTTTATGCAGGTTGATCCCCACTTCGGCCTTTTTGTTGCAGATGATGATTGGCGTGCGGCCTTCGTTGTAGTCGGCGGCGATCCCTTCCATACCGGCCAGCGAGGCGTCACTCTGCGCGGCCTGATAATCCTCATAGCGCGCCAGATCCTGATAGTACTTATCCCATGCGCCTTCCTTAAAGCTGCCGTCCGCTTTTTCCACCGGCTCAACCGGTTTCTTCACGGGCTTCAACTTCACGCCAGACGCTTTGCTGACTGTTGTGGCGTTGATGATGCCTATCTGCTGCTCCGCCAGGCCCAGGGCGCTGGCGATGATGCGGCGCAGCTTGTTGTGCTGGGACTTTTCATCCATGAAAATGATCTGCTTGCCATCTGGCAGGCCTGCCTTCAGGTTTTCAATCAGCGCGGCATACTTCGGCGGTACCGGGTGCGAGACGTTTTCCATGCTGATACCGGCAGCGGCGATCGCATCCAGTACCTGCTGCTCCAGCGTGTCGCTCACCATCAGCTCCACGACGCCCCCGCGATTCTTCAGCGTGGTCTTGACTACCTTGCTGGTGCGCGTGTCGGTTAGGCCGGTTTCCGCGTCCTCAGCGGTCTCTTCATCATCACCGACAAGCAGCTGGCCACCAGCCTCACCCGGCAGCGAGCGCGCCACCTGTTTCGCCAGCTCTGTGTCCTCTTCACGGAAGCGGAACGTGATAGCAGAGCGGTACAGGTCCGGATCGATAACCACCTTATCCATGTCGCGGATAACAGAGAAAATGAAGTCGTCTTCGTTTTGCACAATGGAAATATGACCATCGCCATTGTCCTCTACGATTTCCTTTTGCCCGATACGGCTGGCGCGCAAACGGAGCTCTTCATAAAGCTCTTTCTGGTCCCGCGTCATCGGCACGCCAACGGTTTTCTCGTCGAGGCCTGGGATCTTCACGCTGTCTTTCACGTCAGCAGCAGATTTAAGCGTCGTCCAGCGATGGAAGATGCCGCGCAGACCATCAAGGTTTTTGAAGCCCACCAGCCCCTGCTTGTCTTCTAGTTCGCCTGAAATCTTCTGGACGGTAACGGTGTCGGTTTCCCCGAATACGCGCACAAAGTCATCCGGCGTCAGTATCCCCATCGCCTTCCACTCATCCAGCGACACGACGTGTGACAGCATGTTAAAGGCGTCAATCGGGGAGTTAACCAGCGGTGTTGCGGTCAGCATAACGACGCCGCGGCCGTTGTACTTCCTCATCATGTACTGGCTTTTCACGGCCATATCGCGGGCAATCTTGGAGACGGACGGATTAGGCAGGTAGGCCAGCTGGCCCGCTTCACGTCCGGCGCTGTGCGAGTTGCGGTAGTTATGCCCTTCGTCTGCGATCACGCTGTCAAAGTGCATATCCTCAAAGTAAGGGATCTGACTCTTTTTCTTCGTGCCGGTATCGGCGGCTTTGTCGCGGAGTTTGTTACGGGACGTGGCGGCGCGGTGCGTGGACTTCATCAGATCCGTGCGGCCATTCTCAATCTGGTTAAAGACTGCCTGACTGGAGTTTTCCTCAATCGTCTCCGGACGCATCGGAATATCGCCAAACTGCTCTTTGGTCATTATCACGGCGCGGTAGTTGGAGACCGGGATCATGTTCATGCGCTCAAGCACGGTTGCGGCTGCGGACTCTTTCACCACGTTACGCATTACCGGCTGGCCGTCTTTGTCCAGTTTCGGCTCGTTGTTCTCGTCGCGCTCCTGGGCCTGCATGATCTGGCCATCTTCGCCGCGCACTTCATCCAGGCCGACAAACAGCATGTTCTGGAAGGCTTCGGCACTGTAGAAACTCTGTGCTTCGTGATACCAGTTCTGGAGGACGGCTTTCGGTACGACGTAGACGGTTCGCTTACTGCGCCCCACCTCGTAGTTATAGGCTTCCAGCGCCAGCGCCGTGGTGGTTTTACCCAGACCCGTGCCAAAGCCCATGATGCCGCGGCCGTCTTCCGACAGGCGCCGGACTTCCGCATTCTGATAGCTCAGAGGAATACGTTTGCCGCTGATCTGCTTCAGCTGCAGCGAGGCAGACGAGTGCTCAAACGGAACGTAGCCGTTAAAGGCGTCGTTGTAGTCGCTGACGACGGTTTCCACATCCGGGTGCGTGCGCAGCCAGTCGTTGAAATGTGACTCCAGATCGCTGATGCGCTTCAGGTACGCATTGGCATTTACCCCGCGTGGCTTCACGCCATTCAGGTAGTTTTCCAGCTGATTGTAGAAGCCGTCTTTGTAGCTGGCGCGCTTGAACTCGGTCACGCCGCCTTTGCTGGTGACAGAGCGAACCTGGTAGCCAGAGAAAACGCCGTCTTTGCCTGCGTAATTGTCTTCTGCGGTCAGATAACCGTTGTCGTTTTCCAGGTCCTGCGTGTATTTGAAGTCATCAAAGCCCTGCTCGATCAGAAACTCTTTGATCAGGCGGCGGTCCAGCCAGCGGGCATTGAGGTTAACCGTAATGTCTTCGATCGGCGTGTGCTTGCGCTTCTCGTTAATGGCTTCCAGCTGGCGGACATAGTTCGCCTTTACCGGGCCATCCGGCGCGTCATCAATCAGCCCCGCCAGGCGGGAGACTTTGCCGCGCACGTTCCCGCTGGTGGCGCGGGCCAGTGGCATGATGTTGCCGTTGCCATCGAGGGCGATCTCCGGGAAGGTCGCCAGGTGCGCCAGCAGCGCGTCGTCATCCTCCGGCAGCTGGCCGGTAAACGCGGCGCGGAAGGCGGCCAGTGCAACCGGAACCAGATCAACGTCGCTGAAAAGATGTGATACCACCTGCTCCGGGCTGGCGAAATCAACTGCCACAGCCTCGCTACGGTCGATGGTGCCGTTCAGCAGCGCCGACAGATCGCCTTCACGGCTGACGTTGGCCTGAAAACTCAGCCAGCCCTTTGCGCTGGCGTCAGACAGCCCCGCCAGTTTCAGGCCTTTCGGCGTGCCGTACTGGCCCACCTCTTCGCTCACCAGGCGGGCAGCGTCGGCAATGATGCCGCTGGCGTCGCCGCCCAGCATCTGCGTATTCAGCGCGTCATTGATGCGCAGACCGATAATCGAGGCACGCATAACGCGCCATCGGTGGCCGGGCTTCTGCTGCATAGCGAAACGGATCGCGGCGTGAATGCGATCGTCAAACAGCTGCGGGTATTCCATGCTGGCGGCATACAGGGCGCGGCTGTCCAGCGACAGCATGCCGTTGATGGTGCGCGTTTTTGTCTGCAGGTCGCCAAACGTCGCCGCGCCGAACCGCTCCGCGTCGATTCCGCTCGATGCGGTGGTGGCGTCTTTGATAAAACGGGTGCCGTCATAGGTGTGCCAGACGCCAGCCATAAGGCGCTTATCACCTTCAACCGGCGACTGCCAGACAGCGGCAGGCGTACCCAGCCGATCCCAGTCGATACGGCTATCAAAGCGGCGCGACAGCGCGGCCTTCATTGCCGCATTGGTCAGCTGGCCATCTTTCTTCACGACCAGGATGTTATTGAAGTCAGATCGCTCAGTTTCACCGTGAACAAAGCGACGGCCTTCGGTTTCGAACCATTTGCCCCGGATGAACGTTGGCCATAGCACGCTTGCCGCCTCAAGCGACTGTTCATCGCTATCATGCACCAGCTGCGTCAGCGCTTCGGTATGCTTTCGCAGTACCCACACATCCACCACCGTTGCGGTACCGCTTTCGGCAAACGTGCCGGACGGCATGCGGTGCGCGCCCAGGAACTCCGCCACACGGGAAACGCGATCGCGCAGCTTTTTGTTGTTGCCGCCGCCGTCGGTCATGCCGTTCGGCACCACCAGCACCACCAGCCCGCCATACTTCACCTTGTCGATGGTGCGCATCACAAAGTAGTGGCCGACGTTAGTTTCATCGCGGTAAGCGGGATCGAGCTCGGCAAAGCCAGTGCGCGAGTCGCCAAACGGCACATTGCCTACGGCATGGTCATAGCTGTTATCCGGCACTGATGCCGCCAGCTTCTCAAACGCGCCCAGGCGAACATCGTCCTCCGGGTGCAGCAGTTGGTTAATGCGTCCCGACGTGTCCGAAATCTCGGCCGACGTCATCATGGCGCCAGCCGGTTTTGTCTCCTGAAAAACGCCAGTACCGGCAGACGGCTCCAGCATGTGACCGCTGGTAATACCGTAATCGGAAAACAGATCCCAGATACCTTCCGCCATGAATGGCGGTGTGTAGTACTCATACTGACTGCCGCCGCTGCCTTCCAGACCGCCCTCGCCGCTGTAGCCCGCCAGCACCCGGCGCTGATCGTCGGTCAGTTTATTGCCGTCGAAGCCCTGGGGCAGTGAGTTAAGCAGCGCGATCGCATTGTCGTTTGCATTCCGGCGCTCACGCTGCAGGCTCACGCCTTCACGCTTGGTCACGCCAAACGCTACTACGGTTCGCTGTTTGTGCAGGCGCATGACCAGCCGGATCAGTTCCTCAACCGATCCCGCCTCCTGCACAGCCCTGTTTACTGGATTTTCCACTGTGTAACTTTTCCTCAGATTGCATAAAGCGAATATGCTTTATCTGATTCTAAAGGTTTATTAAATAGGGCGTATAACTTTGGCTACTAAAAATAAGGCACTGTCTGTTTTAAGCGCATTGAGGCAGGCATTCCGGGGCGCGGCAGCAGAAGCACCACAAAGCCTCGCATGGACCAACGGACAGAACGTGGTCGTCTCGCGCTCCGGGCTGGCGGCAATGGCCTACAAAGAGGGAAATGCGGGGGAAATGACTTCCGCCGGCGACAGTCTTTTCCTGGGCGCGGAGCTGCCGCTGGACAGGCTGCAGCGCTATGCGATTCTGGAAGAAATGGCGAATAGCCCAACGTGCTCAGCCGCTCTGAATATCCACATTGGCCACGCACTCGCGCCGGACAAAAAAACCGGGCTGGCGTTCTCTATTGTGCCGGTTGACCCGTCCGACGCAGAAGGCGCGGCGCGGGCCAAAGAGCTACAGGATGATTTGGGCGCGATGATTAACCGACACCTGCCGTCGCTGGCTATGACAATGGCGATTTTCGGCGTGTCCTATGTGCGCCCTTATGCCCGCTCAGGGAAAGGGATCACCAGCCTGGAAAATAGCTATTACTCGTTGCCCTACTTCATTCAGGAGTTTTACAAAGGCGATCAGCTGGTGGGCTTCGGCGGGGACTATGTGCTTTCGCCAGACACCCATACCCGCACACTATCTACGCCGTGGTCTCTGGTCCCGATGAAAAATCCGTACTGGACCCCGACGCGCAACGTTCAGCCCGTGACGTCCGGCAATCGTGGTTACTCTCTGCTATCAGAGGAAGAGGACAAGGAGGTTGCGGAGACGCAGAATTACGGCACCAGCTTCCTGGCGCATGCCTATGAGCCTTTCCTGAATCTGGTCGGCGCGCTGAATGCGCTGAAGGCAACGCGCTACAACGCCGCCAAAATTGACCGCCTGATTGCCCTGACAACCAACTCACTCGATCCGGTTGTCGGTGCGAACTACACCCGCACTGTGTCGCAGACGCTCAAGCGCCACGGCGAAGCACTCCAGAAAAAAGCGGTTAACGGCAACACTATGCCAACCGTGATGAACCATGTGATCCCGGTGATGGGAGACGGTAAAAACGGCATTACGATCGACACGCAGTCGATACCCGCGGACATTACCGGCATTGAGGACGTGATGTTTCACCTGCGCCAGCTGTGCGCTGCGCTCGGTATCGACTCGACTATGCTGGGGTGGGCCGATCAGATGGCGGGCGGGCTGGGTGAAGGCGGCTGGATTCAGACGGCTATACAGGCGGCACTCCGGGCGCAGTGGCTGCGACAGGGCGCGCAGGAAATGATTTACCGGCTGATCGATATTCACCTGGCGTTCAAATACGGCAAGGTTTACCCGGTTAAGGATCGGCCCTATGTAGTTCAGTTCAACTCGATGAACACCGCCATTCAGGAAGAAGAAAGCCGCGAAATGGACGCCCGCGCCAACTTCATTACCCTGATGGTGCAGGTCATGGATGCGCTGCAGGCCAACAACAAGCTGGCGGAGAACGACACATTCATGCGCTACCTGTTCAGTGATCAGCTGAAGATGGACGGCGACACGCTCGACAAAATGCTGGCGGAGTTTGAGAAGAGCAGGAAGAAAGCGGACGCTCAGGAGGATGAGGGCGGCGGCAGCATGATGAATGAATCTGCTCCTGACGGCAGTGATCCGGCCAGCTGGTCCCGTGAAGAACTCATAGCCTTTGCTCGTTTTGTAACCTCACCAGACAAATAAAGTCAGGCTGAATATTATTCATAGCCGCACATGAGCTGATCCTGCGCGGCTAATCCAACCTTCTCAGTGCAGAAGCGAAATAACCTGCCAGTCGGCTGACAAAATATCTTCAGGTGTTGGATCATAAATTGATAACGCGCCGGACTCGCCCATGAATATAAATTGCATCTGGCTGTCTGAGTCGGCCTGCGTAAATACGTGAATAGGTTTATCACCCCATTTGGCACGGCGACAGATGCTACTGTCTGTCTGGCTTATGGCAAGCATGGCATTGGCGAACCTAAGCACTGCCTGGGACGGCGTATAAGGGATATCAGGCATGGAGTGCTCCTCGTACAAAAGGAAGCGTCACTACGGGAGGTTCCAATCTCCGGGTGGTGACGTTGACAGGGTTGGAACTACCGGCGTACGAGGAGACCGGCCTACCCGAAGGTAGCCCCGCCAACGCCACCATTGAAACATCTGGCAAACTCCAGACGTGGTAGCGCCGGAGGCACTAAGTGCCTCCTCGTACATTCGTTCGGGGTTCCAATCCCGACCACTGTTTTACAGTGGCGCGCACACTATATCCCCGGCGCGGATAAATTCAATATTTCTAATATGAAATTATCCACTGGTTATTAGATCCACTGATAATCGAAGAATCGCTACCCCGATAAATTACAACCTCCCTACCATCTTTTCACGCTGGCTATCGCCAGCGCTGCCGCCGCTCTGCGGGGCATAACCCTGTGAATATGAGGTATTTATGGAAGCACTCCGTACGGTGACGGATCGTTTTTCATTGATTGATAAAATTCGTCGATTTACTCCACAGAATGATCGCAACTACCTGCTGCGCTCTGTCCGCGAGACGTTCGCCAGCCTCGAAACTCTGGAGAGAATCCAGCTGGGGGAAATGTTCGGATATTACGGCCACGGACGTCGCGCCGCCTATTACGCTAAGACCGGGCGGCTCAATCTGCCGGAATTTGCGGTTGTCATGGTTGATGGGAAACCGGTGACGCTGGAAAACGTACCGTCTAACCGTACGCTGGATGTCAGCGTGGACGATAACGGCATTGTGACTCACGTTCAGGAGATTCTGGACACTGAACCTGGCAACATCGTTGACGGCATGAACCGTTCCCGCGCTGGTGGCTGGTCGTGGGCGACAGGTGGTGATGATAACGCCATTTCCAAAGTGACCAGTTTCCACGGCTTCGATTATGTGACCAATCCGAACTACATCAGTCAGGATCACCCTGCTCTGCTGCTGGAGTCGGCCAGCGAACGCGCTGACGCTATGCACGCGGGCCTTATTGAAAAGGGGTATTCGGAGAACCAGACGGCCGACATTATCCAGCATTTTGAAACCCTGCGCGGCCAGGCGGCAATGCTGGAGTCTGCGGATTCTTCGCTGATGGAATCTGCGCTTCACATCGAGCATGGAAAGCGTTTGGAGCTGGAGGAACGTCTGCGCAACGCGCAGCTGATGATCGAGAGTGCAGGTACTGTTGCAAAGGCGCGCCGCCGGATTATGAAGGATGCGCTGGCTAACATGCCGCTGTTTTTAAGTAAAGCCCAGCAGGCGGCACTATGCCGGATGGACACGCCGGAAGATGCGCAGATCGTCGCGGCAATGCTGGAATCAATCGGTACAAATGCGACGGCCACGCTGCCGATCGGAACCGCCCACCAGCACGCATTACCAGAGACGCGCCCGCCAGCCGTAGACTCAGCACCGCTGCTGTGGATTAACACACGATAAGAAGGGAAAAAGAAATCGTGCCCTGAAACTGGGGGCACGTTTTAGTCATAACTAAAAATTAGGAAAAAACTGAGTGTTGATCCTTTGTCGGATCGCGTTTATCATCCGGCCTCAAATTCAGTTTAGCGGCTGAATGTGAAGACGAAAAAAAATCGCCTGTTAGCGCAGACGATTTTCAAACAACATTGTGTGGTTTTGCGGACCACACCGGCGTTGTGCCGTACAGCTTCTGTAGCAGGAAGTTGCTTTTAAACCACTGACACAGGCATTGCACCTGCTGTCTCGTGGAGGACATCATCTCTTAATTCCCAGTAGCAAGGAATTAAGGCATGCCCATGTCCCAAATATCAAGGACTCAAAAGCGTGTCTATAGTAGCTAAAAGCGCCGATCCCGGCAACACTTTTCCCGCATTTCGCTCAAATAACGAGCACAGTTCTGTCCGAATTACAGGCTTTGATCTCACCCATATTATCGAACTTTCCCCCCTCCCGAAGTCAGTTACCCGTGTCTTAAAATTCGCCTGCAATCTGGCCGGTTCCACGTCCGATTTCATTATCATCAAATCGCTCAGGAATCTGGCCGAAGAAGCCGGTTGCAGTATCTCTACAGTTCAGCGTGCTTATCGTGCTGCAGTCAAGCTGGGGATCCTCAACTATGAAGAGCAGCGTGACGAGAAAAATCACAGCGTCAGCAAGCCCAGTAAATACACGTTTACCAATAAAGCGCTGTCCTTTGTCCGGGCCAGCCTGGAAGCCCTGAAAGAGGCAAATCTGAAGCCGTCAGGACGCCAGACCATAGTCCGGAGAGTTATCGCTAAGGCATTCTTTAAAAACGATTTTATCCACAGCACCCCTAGTCAGAATGAACAGGCTCCCCCTGGTCAATCTGACCAACAAGAATTAAGAGATCCCTCCAGTAAAAGAGAAATACAAAATGGGAAGCCATTAAATTCTGTGGTTGAAAAATCGTCAGATCCTCAACCGGCCGCGGTGAAAAAATTCGGGCTCTACCAGAACACGCAAAAGCAGCTGGCGGCTGCATCGTCAGCAGCGCAGAACGAACGTAGCGCTGAAGAGTTTCAGCGAAAAGGCGGTGTACTGCATGAAGCCTATCAGGCGCTGAAGTCTACCTTCAGGGCAAAGCCTGCTGGTGGCATTAAGCCGAAAGGCCGCCGCTACTCTGACCCATTGAGCGGCAGCTTTTCGGCGGGTGTGGATTACTCTGTCATACCTGAAGGCTTTCGAGGCTGTTAATCGGTAACAGTGCCACCAGCGTTCACATAGGCCGTCAGCAGCGCTTCAATCTTGTGCGTTTTCTGACCATAAGGTGAGCCAGTAAGCGAGGCCCAGATATCATTGGTTTTACTGATCGCCGTGCGGATCCGCCCTGCCAGCACGTCGGCATAAGCACCCTGCTCTTTCAGCAGCTGATCGAGTAACCGCTCCTGTGAGGCAGGACTAAAATCAGGCAGGCCCAACTGCTTTTTATAGGCAGGCCAGTAGCGATAAAGCTGCTGATAGCGGCCCGCAGCGGTTGATGCCAGGCCATTGTGATTAATCTGTTTCGCATTGCGATGTGCAAACGGGTGATCACCGAAGTCGGTGAAGATCTCGCCCTGCATTTCGCCCAGCCCGGTCACGATGACGTCGTAGCCACGCATACGGGTTAACGGGTGAGTACTGGTTCCTTCAGAAAAGGCCAGCATGTCGCCAAAGGCTTTACGGTTGCTTGTAAATTGAATTTCCATAGGTATCGCTCACTACTAAAAATTGGAGCAGAAACTGTATGGAGTTTGTGATTTAATCAGTGATCATTTTTTTAATCTTACTTTTCCTGCTAATTTGATTTAAGGATGACTAATGAAAGACAAGATTGATCAAGCTATAAAGTCCGGTGATTTATTTTTTTTAGGCAATAAGTTACCGGAGGATTTTTATAGTGCAGTCTTAGAATGGAAGCATTTAGCCGAAGAGACTCAAGATCCAAAATCATTTTATAACCTAGCCTACTGCTACAGATATGGTGAAGGTATAGAGCGCGACATTAACGAATCAGTTAGACTATACCGAGCTGCACTTGATGGTGGAATAGAAAAGGCCGCAGGGAAACTTTATGATTGCTATGGGACAGACCCTCTAAATAACATTATAAATCTCTTTGATCCTGAATCAAGCATTGAATACGCTGAAAAATATAAGCAAAGTGCTGTCCTTTTTTATGGCACACTAAATAAGCTGATTGATAAAGGCTATACACAATACAAATCTAAATTAAAGTCTGCTAAAAGCATAATTGATATACTTGAATTACATATTAGTTTCTTAAAAGGGACGTCTGAGTTTAAAATTTGTGCTGAAGATCTTAACAAGCAAGGCTATACGTGGGTTCCAGAACTCGTAAAGTTGATGGGATGCGAAGTTTTACACGTGTGGACGTATACAGAAGCACAAAAAACCCATTCATATATAAAAGATGGGAATACAACTTATGCAAATGGTAGAAAATATCACACTTTAAAAACTGCCAGCTACATCGTTAATAAAACCGACCACAAGTGCCACATTTACACGCCAAATCAGGTTGAAATCCTACCTGGGCAGAGCTTTTTGTTTTCAGAAGATAATAGCAATCAAGAAGCTTCAATAAAAAGAGACTTCAGCTCTTCACGCAAAACAATGCAAATTCCTTTTATTGATTTAAGCGAAATTAATAAAGATCTAGGTATAAAAACGGCAATAAATGTGATCGCACCTGCCTTACCTGTTAAGTATGAAGTGAAAGAAAAAAGCCTTGCAATGAGGCCAGGTAATATAATCAGTTTTTTAGGTGCAGTTGCATTTGTTGGCATGTGCATTTACTTTGCAATGCACTAAAAATAATGGGCCATGAGAATGGCCCATTATCATCATCCTTATGAACAACGCATAAATGTTGATTCAAACATGGAAAAATTAATCCCTTTACCTTCGCCAAATTCCTTTTCGATCTCTCCTGAAACGGCGGTCAGAACGTCGGTCAGCGTCAGCTTATCGCCGCCGAACATATCCCCTAGCGCCTGCTGCTGGTATAACAGCTCGTCATTGATCTTCTGCGCCATCTTTTTAAACGCGGCCCCGATACGTTTCGCGCTGCGGTTGTTTGCCACGATAAACAGCGCCAGTGCTTCGGCCTCTTTGCTGGATTCCTCAAAGAGTCCCTGCTGTGCCAGCACTTCCTGTATGGCCTGCCCGCTATCTTTTGCCTGACGCACCAGCTTGATCGCATCCTGCAGCGCGACGATTGCCTGCTGTTCAAGCCCATCAACCAACTGCACCCCGTCCACCAACCCGGTTACGGCCTGCCTGTGAACGTCTCCGGAAAGCATCTGCATCTGCGCAAACTCGCTTGCCGCTGTGTTAAGCGCTGTCAGGATGTTGCGCATCTCCGGATCCGGCTCTTCGGATACCAGCTTAACTAGGCGTTCGTCCTTATAGGCGCGGGCAAAGATCGCATTCTGCATACGGTCAATAAGCTGCTTCGTCGGGCGCCCGTCTTCGGTCAGCAGGCCTGCCGTCGCCGTGTCGCCAATCTCTTTCATGAATGCCCGGATAAAGCCGTCATTTGAGCGCGCCAGAAGGTTGCCGTCGTCGGACGGATTGAATATGGCCATCAGACGCTCATCGAGCATTTCGGCATCAACAAAGGCCTTCTCACTCGCTGCCATTTCCTGCAAATCGGAGAGGTTGGAGTCTTTCGCAAACTGCGCCCGATCGACGTCAGTAATGCGCTCACGCACCAGTACCGGCATGTCCATCTGCGCGATATCCGACGCTTTCAGGCCGTAATCTTTTGCGTGCTCAATCAGATACTGGCGGTACTCATCGGCCTGCCCCTGCTCATAGGCGCGGGTGATCCCCATCGAGCGCCCGTTACCCGACTCAACCACGTTATCTGCGCCCACGATTGGCGCGCCGTGGCTGCTCATGCCTGAATCGGTCAGCTTCGCCGGTCGGAGGTTGCCCGCGATTTTGGAGACCTGCACTTTACTGGTAAGGCGCGTGCGGTCGCGTGGCTGCAACTCAGCCGGGAAAAGCGGGTTTATGGTGCCGTCGAGGTTGTTAGAGATAATCAGGTGGCGCGCATCCACCACTTTAAACGCCGTCTTTACTTCCTGCCCTTTACCGGTCACGACGTATGACGATCGCCCCGTTGTGGTCTGCGCTTTACGCAGTGAGCCCACCAGCCCAATCAGGGCAAATATGCTGCCAGCATCGCTCAGCAGATTTCGTAATTTCTCGTTCAGCATTTTGATTCCGGGAATAAAAAACCCCGCCGAAACGGGGTGATGATTAAGCAGCGAGGCCGCTGGCGGCTATCCAGCTGGCGGTCTGTTGTCTGGCGTCGTCGAGCTCCAGATAGACGCCGATGTAGTCACCGACGCGGCGCAGCGTCTCGACAAAATCCAGCTGCGCCTGGCTGGTGAACTTACCGGCCAGAAAGTCAGTAACCACTTCGGGAACGGGCTGATCTTCCTTCACGGAATCCGGCTGTGGCTCAGTGACCGGCGCGGGTGCCGGTTCGCTGGTGGCAGGTGCTGGCGCAGCGCCATAACCCAGCTGGAGCATGATCGTCTCCATCTGGTCATTGAGATCCAGCAGGTCCAGCCCCTTCACGGTCGGCGCTTTGATGATCAGCTCGTCCAGCTGGTCGGCTAAGTCCAGCTTTTGCAGTGCGGTCAGGCTCATGCGGCCACCCCATTACGCTGCACGGCCACCAGCAGATCGCTCAGGTGCTGCACGGCGTCATTGACCAGGGACTCGTTTTCATCGAACACGCCCGCGGCCGTCAGTGCTGCGATGGCTTCCCGGACCTGGCTACGCCCAGCGCGGATCACGTCCATATCGTCGGTATCGAGCGCAGTCAGTCCCTGGAGGTAATCAATCGCCTTCTGTGCTTCGGTGTCAGCTTCCGGCACTGGTTCCGGTGCTGGCTGCGGTTCCGGCTGTGGCTCTCCTGTGCTCAGTTCCTCCACCAGCGGAATACGCTTGCCGGTAATCATCGCGATCTCCACTGCCTTCAGATACTCAGGACTCTGATTAGCTTCCACGTAGTCCGCTGCCTGCTTGACCTGCTCAATGCCATAACCCAGCGCTTCGGCCCAAGCATTTACCAGGTCAGACGCCCAGCCTACGAGATCGCCCAGGCGTTTCGCCGCCATCCACAATGGGTCAGTGCTTTCACGGTCGTCAGTCACGTCTGTCTCTTCCTGCTTTGGCTCACCTGCGGCCAGGGTCTGCAATCTGGCATTAATGGCCTGGTTGAAGTAGGTCAGATCTTCGCCTTCAGGGTAGGCCACGCCAGTCAGGTTTTTACGGGCAACCATGCGCACCTGTTTTGCATAGGTGTCCGGGTCTTCTGCGGACATTTCCAGATACTGCGCGGCGTAATCACCCATCTTGTCGGCCACGGTGACGGCCAGCGCATCGAGATCCGCATGTGTCGGGATCAGCTTCAGCTCAAAGTCGGCAATCTCTTTGTCGGTCAGCGGACGGTCGTAGGAAATGATGCCGTTGCGGGCAACGCCGCTATACGGCTGGCCCGCTGCAGGCTGGTCGGTAACGGAGGCATATTCAGGCGGTACCGCGCCGATACCTACTGGCCGGTTCACCAGCGCATAGCGCCAGACTGCTGCAGTTGTGACAGGTTCCGGTTGTGGCTCTGGCTCTGGCTCTGGCTGTGGTTCAGGCTGTGGTGTTGGTTCAGGTTGCGGCTGAGGTCCGGGCTCTACCGGCGCTGCCGCACCTGCCGCAACGCGATATGGATCCACCGCACCGGTGCGATAGGCTTTCAGCAGTTTGGTAGCCGCTTTACCCATCTCAGCGCCCTGGCTGGATTTGGACGGCATTGCAAACGTGGTCCCGTCCGCTTCGGTGATGATCACCTTGCCTTTAAGCTCTCCGTCTTGGTCATAGCTGTGATATCGGACCGTCGCGCCGTTGCTCAGCGTCGCCTGTCCGTCCATGTTCAGGCGCGCTTTAACCTGGATAGTGCGATCGCTGAAAGTGTCCGTGATCTCAGGCTCACTGGCTTTCGCCTGCTGCAGCGCCGTCAGCTGTCCGGTAAGGTCGGCATTAATCTGGCGCTGTGCTGCAACTTTGCCGCGCAGCGTCTGCTCATTATCCTGCTGCATCTGCACGCGCGCGGTTTGTGCATCCACCACCTCCAGCAGCGCAGACTGCTGCTCAGCCAGCTTGTCCGTTTCAGCTTGCGTGGTTTCAACTTCGGCGCGCAGCTTCGTCTGTGCATCCTTCTGCTTTGTGAACTTGCCGCTGTTCTTCTCAATCAGATTAGAAAGCGCCTGCGTAACCTGCTGCAGCGATACATCCCGTCCACCGATCGGAGCCACAATGTGCGTCACATCGCGCTTGTTGATCAGGAACTGAAACGCCACCAGCGTATCCTGATTGCGGATTTTGCCGTTGTCAGCGGTCGGAGAGTGGAACACCAGCGACACGCTTTGCCCGTCTGATAATGGGATCAGCGCACTCATAACCGGTATGCTGGCCACACGGCGCACTTTACCAATCACCGCGCCGCCCACGGTTTTCTGCCCGGTCGTATCAGCGCCAGCATCGTTAGTGCCGGCGCTGATGTTGGTCCCGTTCAGGCCACGGTTTAAGGCCTTCACAAAGGCGCGCATGGTCTGGGCCAGACGCATGCGCTCGGTGCTGATCGCTTCAAACATCGCACCCTGCACCAGGCTTTCATTTCCCAGGTAGGTGTGATCGATGTCGTCGATCGTGGCGCTTTCCAGCATCATATCCGCGCTACTGCCAGTCATCAGGCCATCGTAAACCGCCTGCGCCAGGACTGCGCCCGGTGTGCGGCTCTGAAGGTCCAGCACCATACGGTTGCTTAAAATCTCATTCATCATGCTGCCTCTTCCAGTTGGGCGATCTGCTTTTTCAGCTGGCGGGTGATCGCCTGCTCCTGATTAAGCTCGGTCTGTAAGCTGTCCGCATTTTTCTGTGCCGTGTCGGCATCCCGCGTCAGCTGGTCAGCCTTCTTCTGAGTTTCCTCGATACCCGCTTTGTAGGCGTCGCGCTGCTGGCGCACTTCGGCCAGCATCTGCACTGACGATTTCACACCGCGTTTTGGCTGCGGAGAGTCGTCTTTGCTGGCGGCGGCGCGTGCCATCTTGCGCGCCAGCGCCTTCTGGAATGCCGTCGAGCCTTTTTTAAATAACGCGGCCAGCTGGCGTCCCAGGTCGGAGATCGTAGTAACGTGGGTAAACGGCACGTTTTTACCGTTCAGCTTCAGGCCGGAAATGTCGCCGCTGTCGTTGACCTGCACGGTCATAACCTGCTCGTCCATGCCGGTGAGGCCGAAGGTTTTAGTGAGAACGCCATCCTTTTTCCGGGCTGCGCCGGCGGCGGTGATTTTGGCTACTTCAAAGCCGCTGGTGGCGATCGCCTTTTTCAGCTTTGCAAGCCCCTTCTCGTTGAGCTCGTCAAAGCTCAGCAGAACGTAGGTCTTAGGATTCGACACGGTATTCCCCCTGCTCTGACTGGCTCAGCTGGTAGGTTCTGGTGACGGTATCCTGCAGCGGGAAAATGCGATAAAGCGGGTTCAGGCGGCTGTTACCGTGGGTGACACGCACTGTCAGTGACCACTCGCCTGGTTCCAGATAGCGCGTATCGATCAGCAAAAACTCTTCGCTTACGCCTTTTGGTGAGAGGTCCAGCGTGCGCTGCTTGCCGGAAATGACCACTGTCGGATCATTACTATCGCGCAGCCAGTACTCAATTTTGGCTCCTGCAAGTTTACCCACGCAGGCAATGTTGAGGCGGACCGGGAATGCCAGCGCGTTGCCGCGTACGGTGGCCACACCACATCCCAGCAGAGACACTTTTTTACGTGCAAAGGCGCAACGATCGACAACCATCGCCGCCGCCATCGCTGTGATAAACAGGTTCTGGTAATCAATCATGGGCCGGAGCCTCCTTTTGACCCAAATACGCCATTTATTGCCGCAATGAGTCGTTCTTTAAACACGGTTGAGAGTTCTCGCCAGTTGTTGCTTGCAACTAACACGGCGAGGTAAATCACGATTTCGTCCAGTCCCTGCTGGCGGGCAAAGAAATAGGCCGTGAGGCCCGTAATCAGCGCCAGCACAAGCTCGGTGGTAAAGTTGAATACTGTCGGTCGGATACGGTATTCGCGTACTCCCAGCAGAAAAACGCCTGTGCCACTCAGCAAAGACAGGAGAAGCGAAACCGCGAGCATTTTTTCTACATCGGTCACATACCCCCCTTAGCACCTGGTAATCAGGTGGCGAGAGGGTACGGAGTCTGTAATTTAGAGAGGTAAAGAAAAACAGCGCACGGGGGCGCTGTTTTAAGGGGGATCAGAGTGCTGCCGGTGGTGCAGGCCAGGCAGATTCCGGCACGCTGCCAATATCTGTCTCTCTCAGCTGTCGAATATAGGCCATCCATTCCACCAGCTGCGCCTTGTCAGTGTCCGGCAGCAAGCCAAGCGCCAGCTCCGCCTGCCAGTCGCTGATATAGGCCCGCGCTTTGATTAATAGTGAACTTCTGGTGCGCTCCGCCATTTCCTGCCGCTCTGCGGGGGTATGCTCATACGCCCGTACTTTGCCGTTACGGTAAGCCCACCCGCCTAATCTATCCATGCCTTCTGGAATATCGGAAGCGTCCACTTCTGCCACCCAGCAGTTGATTGGCCACAGCTTTGAAACATCCATGTCAAAGCTGACAATCCGGCCCGCTTCGTCATAGACAATTTTCATCGTGTCAGGTGAAAACAGTGCTTGAGATTCATACCAGTCCTGACCACTTTTGCACCGAATGAAAATAATATTCATGTCAGTGAGTGACTGAATCTTAGCGGCCTGCTCTTTTTCTTCGTCAGTGGAAGATTCATTAATGACCGGCATATCCGGTGTATATTTTTTAAAAGGTCCGAAATTTAACATGTTCATCCTTACGCAAAGCCTGCTGTATACCAGCCACCGTTAATACAATACTGAACACATCGCGCAGTCACGACGTCGATATATGCATCCGAGTTGTCATTCCTAGCTGAAGTTAAAACGTAGCCGCTCTCTTCAGCAAGACCGGGACCGTTCCAAGATGTTGCCTGTTTAAAACCAGCAAATCTGACGCCCGTAACAAATCTATTAAGCAAATAATTAGAGAGATATCCACCCCATATAGAACCAGAGAGATTTCCATCCGGATGTATAATTACCGCTCCATTACCGCAGCGTAAGTAGTTCTGAGCAATCACATCGCCAGCGGAGTTGATGTTGGCGTTTACAGTTAAGTTGCCACCGATGCTCACATTATGGGACATATTAACGTTGCCATTAGTGCCGCTAAAACTGAACGGTCTGAGGCTGTTATAACCGCCATCGGGATCGTTCTGATTTGTGACGAGCATGTAATAGTTTGCGCCATCGAATCTGTGGATCATACCGATGCCGTTACCGCCAGGCGGACGTATACGCAGGCCGTTTGCATCTTCGGTGACAAATCGTCCGTAGGCATAAATCTGATTGGGACTTAAGCGAAATGTCAGCGCATTATTTGCGTAAAAATCAAGAATGCCATCCCCAGGGCAAACAAAACCTGTATCTGCGTCTCCAATATTGATAGACGCACTGGTGCTTGCAAAAACTCCTGTACCCTGATTACCTATGCAAAAACGAGTAGAAGTGAAGATATTGCCGCGAGAATAAATAGCGTCTTCGAAGTGCGCGTCTTTATCTACAACCAGCTGCCCCTGAATATGCGACTTCGCACCAATATTCAGAAGACCGGCAACAATATTCATTGTTGCCTGACCTATTGTAGTTGCATTTGTCGGGTCAACCAGAATACGAGCGTCGTAGTCATTTAACTGTGAAGTCGATGAATTGAAGTCAATATATGGATTCGCTGAAATTAGACTGACTTGGTTCCTGAACTCCGCAAATCCTTTAACTCGTAGCGAGTCAGTTACTTCTGCTGTCCCTCTAACAGACAGTGTCACGTAGCTATCTGGAATGCTTATATCCGTACCGCCAATGATCGTCTGACCGCGCATGTAATTTGGCGCGGTTCCCTGCATAAACAGGTTCCAGCGGCTTAATCCACTGCGTGCTGTCTGACGGCCTTCAAAAGCATAGGCTGTTGCAATACTGGCACTCGCTTTGTCATAAGAGCGGAAGGAGGTCAAAAGCGAGACTGCCGCATTGGTGTTTACAACACTGCTGTTGCCCCAGAACTCTACCAGGTCAGCTACGATCTGCCCGGTATTACCATCACCTACTGATAATTCTACCCCGAAGCCAATACCGAGCGTTTTTGCGTCTGCGCCAATATTTGCATAAGCCATTGCAGCAATTTGCGTCGAACCGGACATATTGCCTTTGCCGGGTGCTGAGTTCCCGATTGTCAGCATGCGGCCTGTGCTGTCACTCCCGCCGCCAAGTGCAAGGTGGCCTTTGTCGCTGAAAAGCGCGATATTCTGGTTCCATGTTACGCCGTTGTTCCGGTTATCCACATCAAGGCGCAGGCTGCTACCCTCGCCTCTCAGGCGGAAGCCCGCTGCGTCTGCGTCACGATCGATGAGGGTGACAGTAGGTGCAAAGCTGTTAACTGTTATCCCCTGAGTGCCGTCACTGCTGCTGCCCGTCACCACCAGCGCGGCATTGGTCAGATCGCCTACCGCTGTTGCCCCCTTCGCAAGCACATTTACCGGGCCAGTAAAGTCAGCGCCCCTATTTACCGTAAGGTTGCCGCCGACAACCGCGTTGTTCAGGAGATTCATTGTCGAAACGTTGGTTTCGCCCGTACCGTCACCTGACAGGGTGAGCCATGTACTCGTGATTGAGTTCCCCCAGGTAACGGCATCGTTACTGTCCTTGGACTGGCCGAAATACCAGTGCAGCGTGTCATCTGACTTTTTGCCGCGCAGATAGTAGGCTTTATCTTTGGTTTTGGGCTTCAGCTGCAGCGTAGTTGCGTCAGCGGCAAAGAGTCCGGCGCCATCCGACGACAGGCCTCCGCCACCGGTGATAGCCAGTCCTCCAGCCCCCTGCAGCGTTGCAGAGCCATTCCCGCTGTCCAGCCAGAGCCGTGCAGTGACATTGCCGCTGACTGCGCGCGCATCGAGGATAGTTTTACCGCCGCCATGACTCATGTTACTGACGGTCAAGCCACCCAGCGCCCTGCCGTTCCACTCGTCGTCCGTGGCTGAAGCCAGGCGACCATAGATATTAAAAATGCTGGTTTCACTGGCAGGCGCAACGCCATCAACCTGATCGGTGCGGACAAACGTCATGTACGCAGGGTATGGCGTTGAACGGATTACCCCAAATCGGTATCCGGCCCGGACCTCAGAGCCTACCGTCAGATCCTTTGACAGCGTTAATTTATCAGTGTTGATATTGGTCAGCTTACTGGTGCTGGTTATATCGTTATTATCGCCCGCCTTTGCTGCGCCTGCCTTGACCAGATCGGCTAGTGTCATGCTGGCGCTGTCCATGACCTTTCGCCAGCCGTTGTTGTCCGCGCCAGCTGACTGCCCGGACCACGCCCAGTCGCCTGAAACTTTGGCGGCCAGTCGCAGATACATTACACCACCCTGCGCCACCAGCAGCTGCAGGAGTGCAGCGTCGGCATCATATTTTCGGCGCATATTGAATAGCTGGCCGCGCAGCGTCTGCGTGGTTTTGCCAAAATCAATCGGGCCATCACTGAAGGTCCCGCTCAGCGTCCAGAAGGCATTCTGCTCAGTAACTGATACATCGGCCAGTAAGGTGATTTTGCTGTCGAGTACCAGTGACGGCGCGCCTACTCCAAATGCACCTACGGCCATCAGCGCACCTGGCGTCATATCCAGAGGGCTGTTCTGCTGATCTGCCTGTGCGGCGGAACCGAGGCCGAGGTGATTACGGGCCTCTGATACGTCAGGCAGATCACCCAAATTCTCACTGGCGACAAGCTGCTTCTCATTGACCAGCTGATCCAGCTCGATGTTTTTACGGAACATCGCTTTGTCGTGAATATCCGAGCCATTATTGGCAATGACCATGTTGTTATCGATCATGCCTTTGAGGATTTTCAGCCCTTTCAGGTTGGCCGCAATCAGCTCATCATCGCTGGTGTAAATCGAATCCAGCGTGATACCGACCTGCCGGTTGATACGGTAGTTGGTGACGATCATCGCCTGCGTAACTTGCGTGGTACCGGTTGGCACCAGTACGCGGCAGAGCTCCAGCTGGTTCGGCATCAGCGCAACTGAGATATCCTGGGCAAAGACGCGTGCGGCCTCAACTGTGGAGGTGATATCTACCTGATCTGTCTTCACTCCCGGCTTATAGTTTGCTTCCAGCACGATACGGGTAGTTTTGCCCGCTAGGACCGGCAACGTCAGATCGGCCAGGTGCTGCACGGTGATCTGGTGTGCGTTTACGTCGATTGAGGCCGCGCCCTGCCCACCTTCCGCCCCTTTTGAGGTAACGATAACGTTCAGCCCGGAACCGGCGACCGGCGAGAAGCCCAGGTAAAAGCCGGATCGCACTATGCCTTTCAGTTTTCGGTTCAGCGCGGAACTGGTGTAGGTCTCCAGATACTGCATATCGGCCGACAATGGCGCGGTGCCATAAGCCTTCCCCGCCATAACGCCGATATCGGTAATTTCATTACTGCTCATGTGCGTTACGCCGTTTTCTGTTCGATGGTGACGATAAGACGGTAGGCCTTACCACGGAATACGGTGTCCTGCTGCAGGCACAGCACGGCAAAGGCGTTGCCGTCAGCGTCCACCAGCGTCAGCGTATTGAGGTCATAGGCTTTGCCTTCCGGAAGAATGGCTTCATCCAGCTGAATGGTGATCGAGATATCCGCGCCGGTGCTGGTGAGAACCAGAGGCGTTTCAGTGAATTTACCGGTCAGGTTGTCGTTGCTGAACGTGGAGGGAATATCCGCGATGTTCCAGCCGCCAGCGGCGTTACTGCTTACCAGCGTGGACTTACCCCAGTAGGCTTTCACCATCTGGAATCGGGATCCCTTACCGATAGAGGATTCAGCGCGACGGATGTAGTAGTAATCCAGCAGCTTCGCTTTAAACAGCTTGCTGCTGACAGAGATAGTATCAGCCATAAAAAAGCCTCTCAGAGTTAAGAGGCCAGAGGGTATGGAGTTTGTAAAATCCGATGGTCAACTACGCGACAAATTGCTCATAAAAAAGCGTGGCGATCGTGCTGGTGCCGTTGCCGTCGTCGGGCAGCGCCAGGACAAACTCTGGTGTCCCGTCAAACGGAAACGCCATTGTGACGCTGCTGCCGTCCGTGCTGGTGGCTGTAACGCCCTGACAGCTACCCTTCTGAATGCCAATGTACTGCACGCCACCTTCGGTGAATAACCGGGCGCGGCTGTCAGTGGCAGCACTGGCAATATCAATGGGTGCTGGCGCTGCGTCCGGCCTGGCGCGGTAGTCATTCGTCCAGGCATCAGCGGCAAACATGTCGTAGCGTTCGCAGCGCCTTACCTGCCGCAGTGGCACTGCGGGAATATCAAACTGCTGCTGTGTGGCCATGTGCAGATTTTTGATCTCAGACTGAAGATCGGCGTATGACATTTTTGCCTGATAGTCGATACCGGCACTGATGAGCGTGATGTTCTCAGCATCAGCACTCATTTCAAACGAGATGAAGAGCGCCAAGCCGTCAAACACAATGTGAAGCGGCAGCAGCGGCGCAATGATACGGTCAAACTGCGTCAGCAGCTTCTGCACTGCCTGATCCTGCTCCATGTAGCCATACCGCTCGTACAGCTCATTCAGCGCCACCGAGATCTGCGCCCGTGACGTCAGGAAAAACTCGCCATATTTCGCTTCGGCAATCGCCAGGCCCTCTTTTGTGGTGAAGAAGGTGCCATAAGGTGCCAGCTCCTGATCCACGGGCGCATACAGCTCCTGCCAGCTGACCGGCAGGTTATCAAACTCACGCCAGAACGTTGAGGTGATCGGCTTATCGGTGCCTTTAAAATGCACTTCGTCCAGGCGTTGCGCCAGCAGTACGGGCCTGCTTGTGTCCGTGGTTTCAGCCACAATGAAGAAGCGGCCATATTCGCCCATGCGCAGCGTCAGATCGTCCTTATCCATTGTGTAATAGCTTTTGCGGTTGGTAATGCGCTCCAGAATCGGCTCGATCGTATCCTCAAAAATACTCTGGAGGACGTTAGCGAACCCCGACCATAATTCAGAGCTCTGCTTTTCCGGTGTAAGACGGTCTTTTACCCAGTTTCTGATCATGACCGTGCCTTACAGGTAGTTAAAATCAAACGTGGAGTCAGCCACATTGAGATAGATAAAATCATTCAGCTGCAGAGCCGTTTTCATGTTGTGTGGCGTCAGTTGATAAGAGATAAACAGGTTGAGCTCTTCAATGACGCGCCACAGGTCTTTAACCTGCACCTGCGGGAAGTGTTTACCGGCATCTACCCCATTCTGATCGCTGTCGCCAAATGTCGTTGCATCGCGCCCAAATTGGGCTTCCAGCGCCTCCTGAACGGCTTTCAGTGCATCAGAGAGGATGACGTTCTTTTTCGCCAGCGCAGTCAGGGAGATCGTGAATGGTTCTTCATTTGTCTGGACGTAGCGAAAGTTCTTATTGATCTCATTCGGAATTGCCGTGACAGCGGTCATGATCATAGTTTCGAGCTCAGCCTGGGTGTAACCCGGCTTATGCCCGCAAAAGAAAATCGTATTAATGTTGCTCAGCGACTTAACGCCGGTTGAAAGCTCCTGCTCTTGCTCACCCCAAGCGCTGATCCAAGACATACCCGGTACAGCGCCTTTCAGGAAGTACTTATAGTCGCCACCCCACACAACCTGTTCGTCATACGCTACGTAGTACTGTGCCCGGTTGCGCGTTTCCTCCGTGCTTTCAAAGCCACTGCCGCCCGTAATAGGCGTCATGGTCATGACTTCAATCTTACTGTTCATATCGGCAATATTGCCCGCTGGCGTCAGCTTCTGGCCCTGTGTCAGCGTGGTGTCGCCCCGGCTACACCATACATCTAGATCAACCTTACTGCCGGTCTTCGGCATCTTGCCGATCGCGCCGTCACCAAAACGCACGCCCAGCTGTTCAGACGGCTTATAAACCAGCACGTAATGCTGGCTGGTGCCGCGAGAAAGACGGAACAGCGGGTTATTTTCCCATCGGGATTTATTTTCGTTCTCCGTCACAAACACGTCCATTGAGACGGTTTCCTCCGTGATATCACGCGGCAGCATTACCGTATAAAACGGCGCTTCGGCGTCGATTGCGGAGGACACGTTGACGTGCTCCATCTGGCGGACGTCGTTCACAATAACACTGCCACCAGCAGGGATAATCACCACGTCGGTTGTGACATAGGGCAGCTGCGCATTCGACAGGAACTCTGCATAGATTGGCAGCTGAATGACTTCATCCGTTTTATTGGTGATCTTCACACTGCCCCACGACGGCGTGATCAAGTGGCCGAGATAGTTACGGTCTTCGGCTGCGGCCAGAATGCTCGACCGCTTCGTCGCCGTGGAGATAAAGCCCTCCGTGAGGCCGCGCTCAGCGGTGGTTTGTGCAGCGTAGATGATCTGTGCGCCAAACACAGCCATCATCTGAATGAACTGGCTGTTGGTAAACTTTCTCCACCAGCTGTTCGCCTGCAACTTGCCGTTAAAATTCTCCAGTAATTCTCCAATACTCACAATTTCCCCCGGTTAACTTTTGTTCATGGATACGCCCAGCGGGCCGTATGACGTGATGAATGTGATTTGCCATGTATCGACGTTTTGCGGCGCGCAGCGGATAGCACGCAGCCCCAGCCCTGGCAGATCGATACGCAGCTTGCGGATCAGCGCGGCCTCAATAGCCACTTCGGTTAAATGGCCGGTTTCAGAGCCGACCGGTTCATGTTTGTAGTCCTGCATGGTGTTGCCCCATCCGGGCAGACCGTAAACGCTACCCTGCGGCGTTCTCAGCCATTCCTCCAGTCGGGCAAGCCAGGCGTCTGACTCCCCCGCTTTCACCACCACCCCGCCCTGATCTACGCGCATCAGGCAGTCGATTTCGTTTTGCATGTTTTAGTCCTGCAGGAGTTCGTTGAGAGCCGGGTCATTGATGCTCAGGGTTGATGACGTGCGGGGAGCCGGTTGCGCCGTGTTGACCACTTTGTCCGGCGCGGTATCGCTTTTCTTCTTCGTGACGCCCAGTAGTGCCTCCAGCTGGGTGCGCATGCCTTTCAGCTCTTTGAGCATGTCCTGATCGTGACTGTTGGTGTCACCGCTCATCATCGGACGCATACCGCTGCGCGGGAGATCAGTCACATTCTGGATCTGCGTAGGGTGATTCAGCAGAGGCTGCTGTAGAGGCCTTGTCTGCGCCGCACTGGCTCCGCTCAGGTATGATTTACCGGCGCTGGTCAGCGACTCAATGCCACTGTCGAGCCAGCCGCCAGCCTTACTTGTAAGCGGTGCAATGGCACGGAGCATGCCGGGATCGGTAATGCCTGCCTGGTCCAGCACGCTGCTGATCATGTCATTGCCGCTGAAGCCACCCAGTGTCTGACTGAATGTGTCACTGATTGCGGGCATGATCGAAGCGCTGACGGCGTTCACTCCGTCCCTTGCACCACCCAGCATGCGATCAAACAGGCCGCTGGACTCCGGTGCGGCGGCGGGTGTCCGGGTGCTGGCCACAGTGATCGGTGCATCAGAGGTTGCAGAGCCTGGACGGGCGCGCACGCTGCCGGTTGAGACGTGAGATACAGTAGCGGGACGTGAGCGGCTGGCAATCTGATCGGGCGCCAGCGCGGCCAGCTGGAGGCCCGCGGGAAGAGATTCACCACCAGGCAGGGACAGGCCGCTGGTAGGACGTTTGCGGGACATACCGGCCACGCCCAGGGATTCAGTTGCGCCCTGCACTTTCCCGTCAGCCCACTCATTCAGGGCTTTGATCTGCCCCCATGCACCTGCTCCAGCGTGTTTAATCTTGTCCGCTGCGCCGTTAGCCGGCTTATCCTTACCGGCTTCTTTTGCTGCAGCAACCTGCGAGGTCGTGGGCGCTGCCGGGGCCACTGCTGGCGATGCTGCAGGCGCTGGCATGGGTGTGGGAATAGCAGCCGGTGCGGCGGCGGCCACTGCGCCAGCCGTCAGCTTCACTTTGTCGCCAGCAGAATAGAGTGAGTCCACCGCAATGGGTGCCTGGCCCTGCTTCGCACGCGCTTCATTCACCGACTTAAGGGATTCGTCACTGAATTTTCCGCCGACCCACTTGCCATTTTCATTGTGGCCAATGGCGTTCATCATGAAGTCGTTCGTGACCTGCGGGTTGCCGCCTTCGATGGTGGCAATGCCACGCATCATCTGCGTCATGACTTTAGGATCTTTGAGGTCCAGCTGCTGATCGCCACGCACGCCCAGCTTTTTCGATAGTGAGTCCACGTACTGTGACGTGTTGTTTTCACTCTCCGGCGCGTACAGCTTGATGATGTCCTGCACGGTATTCAGCTTCTTGTAACCAGCTGCTTTAGAGGTACCTTCTGAATAACTTGTCAGCTGATTCGCCAGCGCCCTGAATCCTTCCTCTGGCGTGTTGAACTTAGCGAACCGGGCCTCACCTTTACCGTTTTTGGCCTCCAGGCTTGCGCCCTCCTGCCCCACATAATTCAGGTTGCCAAAGTTGTTGTTGCGGAAGGAACGAACCTTTGCATTTGCGCCACCCACATTGAGATCTGCGCCGATGCTGTTTTGCGCCACATCGGCATAATCAGCGGCGTTTTTGCCCTGCGTACCTACGCCGTCTTCGCCCCACTCGCCACCCTGCAGCTGTGTACCGAGGCGATTTATAGCCGTGACGGTTTTCGTGGTGCCATCAGTGATCGCTTTCGTCTGCTCAGCGCTGGTGCCGGTCAGCTTGTCATAGACGCCCGACGCGCTGGTTGAGAAGGCGCTGAACATGTCACCCACTTTGCTCAGCCCGGAATCCAGCCCTTTCGCAATGTCGCTGGTATCAAAGGTCAGTGACTTTGCCACGCCGTCCATACCCAGCGCTGACGCTCCGGATGCTAGTAACCCGGACGCGCCGGATACCAGCCCGCCCATGTTCAGCACATTTGCTGCGGTGTACTCGCCCTTTTGTCTGCCGCTGACGGTAGCGCCTTCTTTAAGGCCAAAGGCCCTCTGCTGCCCCGCTGTGTCGTTGTAGCCTTCGTATGCGTCCATGCCAGCGCCGAACACGGTTCCGACCAGCGGGATCGCTTTAAGAGCCGTTTTACCGGCGAGTTTACCGGCCACTTTTAGCCCGCCTTTTTCTGCGGTCTTCTCCGCTGCGGCTTCCGTGGTTTTTTCAGCAACTTTTATCCCACCTTTTGCAGCGGTTTTCTCTGCTGCAGCCTGTGTGGCCTTTTCACCTGCTTTAGTCGTTTCACTGCCCGCCACGCTGCCTGCGGCTATCGTTGCACCGGCTGCAGCCGTCGTCGCTGCTACGCCACCAATCGTTGCCGCTTTTTTGCCGCCTTTGAGAACGCTCAGCGCTTTCGACAGCAGGCTTTTCTTTTTCGGCTTAGGCTTGGGTTTAGAGGCATCGGGCTTGCCTTTGCCGTCCGGCAGCAGATCACCGGCTACGTCAGCAACATCAGCAGCAGTCGAGAGCGCACCGCGTTTACGGCCGCGGCGTTTACGCCTACCGGGGATCAGCGAATCCATGAGCCCGCCAGCTCCTTTCTCCGACACATGCGACAGCTTTTTAACCTCCTCCCGCACATCGTCCAGGGCATCCACAATGCGATCGTCATTGGCGGCAATCACTTTGGTCTGTTCCTGAGTTACCTGAATGGCTTTTGCCTGTTGCGTGGATTTAAAGCCATCAGCCGATTTTGGCTTGCCGATCGCTGGTGGCGTTCTGGCTTCGGTTGTCACTGGCGGGTGCGTCAACGGTGGCTCAATTTTCAGCGCAGCGTTGCCTTCGGTTTTACCCTGCATGAAGTTTTTCAGCGTCACGACGTTCTTTCCAACTGCGGCGGAAATGTCGTACATGCCTTTACCCATCATCCATAGCGGACCACCTGCAGCCGTTCCAGCCATGTCTGCGCCGGAAGACATACCATCGCTGTTCGTTTCGGTGGCAGATTCCAGCATGCTACTCAGGGAGCGGAAAAATCCCTGCTGCTGTTTTTGCTCAGCGCGGCGCGCATTTTTTTCCTGTGTTTCGGCTGATGCAGCCGCAGAATCACTCCGTGCTGTAAAGCGCCCACTTGAATCACGCCCGCCAGCGCTCGACTTTCTGGTGTCGAATAAAGATACCTTTTCGGCCTCATAATTCCTTTTTTGTGCTTTATCAGAGTCTTTTTTAAGGCCATAACCGCCAACAGGAACTAAATTAGCCCCTACAGGTCTTTTCTGTACCTTATTAAAGCCCTTTTCGGTGCTTTTATCATTGCCCCAGTCGGTTAAACGAACGGAATTGGATTTATATGTCCTTTTTTGGTCTTTAATAAGGCTCTTTTTATTCCTATTTGGTTCCTTGCCAGAGCGGGGTGTTTTTCTGATGTTCTCGCTATTTTCCGGCTGTACATCATTTTGACCGGCGCTACGACGTGTCAGCGATCGCGTCACAGTCATCCCTGACGCGGCATTATTTCTGTCGGCGGAGGACGGCTGTTTTGTACCTGTGAGCGCATTGCGAATCAGGGTTAATTGTTTTAGCTCTGCTTCGCTGGCTTTCTGAATTGCATCAATGATGCGGGCCTGATCCTGCTGCTTCATCATTCCGACCTGCTGTTAGTCTTTCTCATTTGCTCTGTGAGCGTGTTATTCATCTGAATGGCGCGCCATAACGGCAGTGCGTCAACGTCACCGACTGGCTGGCGTGCGGTCAGCGTCAGGTTGTCAATGATGGTTAGCCATCCATTGAGGTGAAAATCGTGGAACAAAAAATCCAGAGCGAAATGGGATAAACAGTTGAGTGGTATTCATCTGTTTATCCTCCTTTTCGCAAGCGACGGGCGGCAGAAGAAGCCGGACTTCACCGTGTGTGATTTGCATCAGCAAGCCGTGGCGCAGGTTGCGCTGCATTAACTGGATATGAGCCACCAGCGGCGCGAACTCGAGATCGGGAACCATGCTTTCCAGAATGTCGAAGCGACGATTTGCGGCCTCTTCAAAATCAGCTGGATCGTCATCCAGCGCGGTGCAAAGCGCGAACTCTGCAATACGCATGCGCATAATGGCGGTTTCATAATCCGGCGCGTCAGCATCCGGCAGACCGGCGCGCATGCGCTCCAGCATTTCCTGCCCGCGCCCGGTCAAAGGCTTGAGCGTCCAATCAGTTGGTACGCCGTTTACCGGGACATTCACGCGCTCAACGGGCTCGATAGTTAGCAGCTCAACGGTCTCCGCCAGTTCACTCAGATCAAAGTCATAGGTGTGCAGTTCCTGACAGTGCTCACAGCTGTAGTGAAACGCCTCAAGGTTGTCAGCGCGGCTGTTGATCATGATCCACCACAGCGCTGTGCGTCGCTCCTGTGCGGTCCAGTCACGGCTGTCATTAATCGGACCTTCCTGCAGGGCATTCAGGTATTCCGTAACGCGCCGTTCGTCACCTAACACGTCGGGAGAGCAATATTTCAGGGCGTCTTTGATCACCGGCTGTCGGAAGATGATTTCAGTGGCAGGGCGCGACGCCAGCGGCAGTGGAGGAATGATCACAGTGTTGTCCTTCAGAATTTTATGAGGTTTGATGCGGATGATTGAACCTGGTTTGTAATTCCCCCTGTTACTCCTTTCAGCAGTCCGCTTGCGAGACTTCCGGCGCTGGTGTACTTCACAAATGTCACCGGAATGGTGGCAAACTCGCCCACGGCATCGCGGGCGCGGGAGATCTCGCCGATCGTGGTGATAAAGCCTTTCATTTCCTCTTCAAGTGAGGTGCGGCCGTCCTGTGAGACACGGTAGATCCGGATGTTGAGCAGGTAGGCTGGCGGCAGATTAAAGGTGCCGTCTCCGTTATGGATCCGCGCACGGCGCTCCTTAAACTTCTGGAGAATTTCGCCATCCTCGTTATCACGAACGGTCATCGAGACAGAGCCCGCCGTGATGTGAGTGGGCTTCACGAACTCGTTACCGCCGATCAGTTTGCTTTCGGTCTCAACGTTGCCCGTGCTGTAGGTGATATCTTTCACGTACATGTCCACGCGGGAGAAGCCGTCTATCTCGATGTTCCACTGCCAGCCCTGCGCGTACCGGATGCGCATAGCCAATTCGAGGATGGTTTTCGCGTTGGCCAGCTCAGGCGGCAGACCGGCATACGATGCGCCGGCGCCGCCGCTCATGGTGGCGGAGGCACGGGACAGGATGTTAGAGATCAGGTTGCTTCCAGCCTGTTTTGCCGTGCTGGCGGCAAAGCCTTTGATGTTCCCGGCCAGACCGTTAAAAAAGCTCATAGCGCCCCCTTACCAGGTGCTCATTGCGGGGATAATTGCCCGGCTGGCGGAGATCTGCATTTCCAGATCGGTTTTACGCTGGTGGAGCGTTGCCTCATCCGGCAGAAACGAGGCGTCGAACTTACCGGCGATGTGCAGGCGGCGCAGGCGCTCGACATTTGGAATGGCGATCAGCACTTCCAGGTAGTCTTCGAGCAGCCCGGTAATGTCTGCCGGTAGCTGTGTCTCTTCGTAGTCGCAGTCACGGATATTGCGGAAGTAGAGCAGGGTAAACGGCCATTTCTCGCGGCCAGTCAGCTCAAGCTCTATGGTTGAATCGTAGGGATCGGCATACACCAGCGCGCCATTGAAATCGTTCACGTTTACCAGTGACAGGTAATCAGACGGAAAAGGGAGGCTTGCGCCCCCCAGTTTCTCAATGCGTTTACGGCCTGGTACACCGGCCCGATCCTGATAGACGCCGAGAGCCTGGCGAAGAAGGCTGGTTAATAACGCCTCTTCATCCACCAGCAGCGTCGTGAAGCGCGCTTTCACGGCTTCAAGCAGTTCGACCGGCGTCATGATTATTCAGCCCAGTTGTAAACAACGCGCAGCGGCAGCTTCACGGCAGCAGTGGTGTCTTCAGAGCCAAAATCGACGGCATCTGAGTACACTTTGCAGTGCAGGTAGCTGCGTGTCAGGCCAGCGCTGTCGCCACCGTTCGACTCCGCTGCTGCAGCAAAGGTGATATCAACGTATTCCTTGTTGAGCACCATCTGGCGCACCGCTGCAAACACGTCACCTTTGATGGTTTCAACGCAGGTCATCTGGAACTCACCAGAGTTTTTCAGGGTGCCATGCTGGTTAAACTTCATGCCACCAGGTGCCACGTCTTCCACATCCTCACGGGCCATTTCTGGCAGCTGCGTGGTACGGATCAGGATCGACAGGTTCGGGTAGCCTTTAACGGTCATCCAGTACTCAGAGCCGATAAGTTTTTCGCCCGCGGCAAGGTTCTGGTTAAAGCGCTTTTTCAGAAAGGCAGTATCGGCTTTCGTGTTGGAAAATCCGGACATAATTTGTTCCTCAGATAAACATATATGGAATATCAGACTGGTTCTGGACGCTCAGGCCAGAGCACTGGAGCGTGACGGTGTTGTGGGTGTAATGCCCTTCGGCAGTGCGGGGTGCGTCCAGCTGGTAGCCGACGTTTCGGATCACCACATCCATCAGCTTCAGGCGACGGCCAACGTCCATGATCACGGGAAGAGGACGGCGGCCACCCGGCAGCGCAGCGTTCAATTCAGGGGAGGCCATCTGCTGCAGCGTCATGATTGCGTCCATCACTTCCACCTTCGCGTTCATCGTGGCCATCAGGTCTACAACGATGCTGAACTCAGGCGGCTGCTGGCCTTCCCAGATAAGCAGGGAGTTGAAATCCGACTTTGATGTACTGCCGCTTACCGCCTGCACACCGCCCGCCAGCTTGCCGCCAGCAGCACTCACCGCACCGGCGACGCCGCCCAGCGAGTCATTGGCGAACGGGGATTCCCACATGGATTCAATGCTGGCTGTAGAGCCTTCCCCGATGTAGCCCACAACCATCGCCGTTTCTGACGTGATATAGACTTTCAGGAAGGGGCTGACCCCATCTGGCATGATTGCACCGCAGATCATCGCGCTATCCTCAATGCCGCCGGTCTTACCCGGCGGCTATCCCTTACAGGCCGCGCTTCTTACGCAGTTTCATCGACTTTTTACGGTGCGCATTTGCCATCGAGCTGTGCGCCTTCGTGCGGGCTTTTTTCAGCGCCTGCTTCTGAAGCGACGTCATGCGGCGCTTCTTCGGACGCTTGCGGATCAGCGTCACCTGGCCGTCACGCACAGCTTTGAAGGTGGCCGACTCAAGCATCGCTTCACCGCCTTCACCGCCAGCCACGGTGTAATCTGCGATCGCTTCATCGTCGTCAGCCAGGCCGGAAAGTGCCTCGAAAACGCTCTCAGCGGCGCTGTCATCGTCGTCGTCGATCATGCTGGTGACGTCATCCTGGTCTGCGCCCAGGGCTACAGCGGCGTTTGCCAGCTGGCCCAGCGCGTCGTTGAATGCGTCTACCTGCTCGTCATCCAGATCGTCGTCGTCAGACAGCGAATCCAGACCGGCCAGCACCAGCGCCAGCGCTTCAAAGCTGTCAGAATCGGCTTCGCCATCGGCCACCCAGCCCGCCAGCAGTGAAGCGGCTACGGAGCGGGCGTCTTCGCCGGCGCGACGCTCCACAGCCTCAAACATCGCCACATTGCGCGCAGATGCGGCGTTGCCTAAGCCCGCGCTTTCCAGCATGGAATCTTTAATGGCTGGCTCTCCAGCTGCAGCAGGTTTCTCGAATGCAGCACCCAGCAGGCCATGCGTTCTGTGATTAAAAATGTTGTTCATAATTTCCTCTGTTAACGGAACAGCGTTGGCTTGCCGACGATGCGGCGTGAAGATCCGGTAGGGCAGACAGACCAGGAGGCTTCCCACAGGTCGATATCTTTTTGCACCACGGAGACAACAAACGGCTCAGTGCCTTGCGTGACGTCACGCGGTTTAACCAGTGCCTCAGCGGCTACGAAGCGCTCCAGCAGATCGGTTAAGCCATCAGTCAGGCCTTTGAAGGTGATACCGTCCGGCTCATGCTTCAGCGCTTCTGCCACGTCATAAAAACCGCGTGCGATCGCGTTCATCAGCGAACTGATGTGCTGCAGGCGCAGGTAGTTGTTTTTGGCGAACGTAGTCAGGGAGTCGTCGATATACATGTTCCCGGCTTTATCGAGGCTTACCGGATTGATGCGCGCAGTCACAAAGGCCTCGCGGTCGATCTCGTCCAGATTCGGGATAGGCTTGATGTTCTGACGGTTGATGATTGCGCGCGACACGCCAGCAGGTGAGTAATGCCAGCCACCGACGTCGGAGACCAGCGCCACGCCTTTGGCTTTCGCCACAAACGCATCACAGGAGATCCCCCAGTTAACGTTGGTGCCGGTGAATGCGTCGCGTGCGGTGTACGGCCAGTAGTAACGTGCTGGCTGATGTGAACCGCCGAGCCCGTGGCCCTGCGCCTCCGCCATCGCCGCTGCAGACAGCTGCGCACCATGCACGTCGTAGAACATGTCGGTACGGGTGTCTTCCGCCAGCTTGACCAGCGCCGCGATCACGGTCGGGTCATAGCAGCCCAGCGACAGTACAGCCGTCCAGGAGAACATGGATTTACGCAGAACCGTCAGGGCTTTGGTGTAGTCAGCCGTGGCAATAGCAGACAGATCGCCATCAATGCCGCCGCTAAACTGCATATCGTCGAAGCCTTCAGTGATAGGCTGCATCAGCGTTTCAACGTCGTCCGATACGATAGCGCGAAGGCGGGTAGAGCCATTTTCCAGCGCGGTCGGCAGGAAGGCAGGCGAACCCATGTCGCTGGTGGCATTGGTGTTGAAAGAAATCTGATGGGATTCCAGCACTGACTCAACGCCAGCCGCGTCAACTTCCTTCAGCGTCAGGATGTAGAAGCCCGGTGCCGTTTTGTCAGCTTCCATGCTCAGAGTGCGATTTGCTGAGGCGTCGCCATCTTCGATGTAGATCATCGCTGCAGCGCCAGCCGCCAGAACCGGATCGGAAGACGGCGCAAAGTTGCTGGCCACCACGCTCAGCTCCTGCATGGTGGTATCAGCCATCAGGGACAGGGCAGGGATCTTCATACCCGGCGCCGCCACACGGACCACATAACCATCACCGCCGTTAACGGCAGTCGCTACGTGGCGCAGCGGCTCAAATGCCGCACCGCTGCGCGGGTGAATGGCTTCGCCCAGCACCGCTTGATAGTTATCAGCCGTGACGCGCAGAACAGCGCCGATTTTGCCGCGGCGGGCAATAACCAGACCGGCAAAGACGGACGCGCCGCCAGATGCAACGGAAGTCGTCGCATCAGCGTTGACTTCCTGCACCGCAATGCCGGACGCCTGGCCCACAGAAAAACGAATCTTATTCATGTGAAATGTCCATGAAATGCCCCCTTAACGGGGGCGTTAAGGGGGATTAGCTGCCGGTGCCGGTGCCGGTGGCAGCTGCTTCAGGAGCGGTTTCGCCTTCGATCTGCTTACCGGTCAGCATGTTGTAAGCGCCGACTTTGGTGTTGGTCAGGGTCAGCTTGGCGAAGTAGTTTTCACCATTGCGCGGGTGCAGCTCGTTAAGTGAAGAGCCCCAAAGCGTGGTGCGGTTGACCAGCGACGGGTTGGTTTCGTGGACATACGGAATGGCCGGAACTGCGTCACCCGCGATCAGGCCAGCGTCACCGATAGAATCACCGCGGCCGTAGAAAAGAATGTCCTCTTTAGCCAGCGCCACGCCGTCTACCACGAACTGATCGCAGATAGCGGTAGGGACTTCGAAGATCTGATAAATACCGAACAGGGTGCCGATACGCTGGATGTACGGTGACTGCACAAAGTTAGGATCAGCCTGGAAGACGTTAGCAGGCAGGCTCTTCAAGAAGTTCGCCGCCTCACCACCAGCGAAGCCGCCACGGATACCGGCCTTACGGGTACGGTTCACCATGTCAGTGCTCAGCTGGGTGATCGCGTGCTTCATCAGGCCTACCCACGATTCGTAGGTCTGGCCTTCCGGCAGTGCCACGTCAAATTCACGGTTATAGACGTTATGGAATGCCATCGTGCGCAGACGCATCATGTCCTGCTCATGGCTCAGCCAGTTACGCATAGCGGTAAACTGGGTAGACGACAGATTGATGCCAAATTCACGGCTCAAATCAGATGCGGCCATAACGGTGTGTTCAGACGCGATCACGAACTGCGATGGCTTAACGGTGAACTCACGCATGGACTGGTTGATAACCGGGATCAGGCCTGGTGCCTTCTCGACGTTGATCTCAACCTGTGCCGCCAGCTCAGTACCCTTAGCCGGTGCATCGGTAAAGGTCACAGCAATGGTGCCTTTGTCGTAATCGACCTTACAGGTGGCCGCGAAAGCATTGCCTTTGACGTCTTTATCAGAGAAATACAGATTGCCGTCGCCGTCATCGACTTTGCCCGGACGACGGTTAATCAGCAGCTTGGCGCGGCCAGCGCGAATCGGCATATCAGCGCCTTCCACGGTCTTCATGGAGAAGGTGAAGGTTTTCTTGGTGCCGTCTGGCTGCATCGCAGCAGGGAACGGATACAGGCGTTTCATCTGCGAGTACACAGCAGCAGACTGCATGTGCATTTCGTCGCCCTGGTCAAAGCTGCCGAACTTTGTACCGGCGACGTTCAGGAGCTCGTAAATCTTCGCTTCATCGCGCTCACACGGGACAAAGGTACATGCGTCGCTGGTGGCCGCGCCCAGTACAGCAGGCAGGATCAGAGCGGCAAACTGCGCCTGGCGCATTACACCATCAGAAGTGCGCATGTCAGCCGCGACAGATTCAAACATCGCCTTGCCGTTGCCTTCGTGCTTCTCAGCCGCTGATTCAACCATCAGGTTTTCCAGCGCACGGCTGGCGTTCGCCAGCTGATCAGCTGGTGGATAGTGACCGTGACGCTCTTTGTACTCGATCATGCTCGACGCCCAGGCAGTGCCGACAATGCGGCAGAACTCCGGGTTAACGCCTTCAAACATCGGATCCTGGCCTGCTGCAGCGCCAATGTTCCGTGACATTTCGACGCGATCGGTAATCATCGCGCCAGAAGCATTGCGCTGTGCATCAACGGTAAAAGCCATGACACGCGAAGCACGGGTCATGATGTCCTGCTCACGCATACGTGCAGGGGTAATATCTTTGCTCACAATTCAGCCCTTTTTTCAGGGCGCGGCTGCGAGGGAATTTTTGACGAGGCAAATTTATGCGGTTTGTACTTTGCGGTGTGAGGGTGGCAAGAAAAGATTTTAAAATCTAAGGAAAATATTTATTTTTTGATGTACCTTTCCGCCATGTAATTGACCACTGGTAATCCTCATGTCTTATAAGCTCTATTTTCAGTACGGTAACGGCACTAAATCGCACACCTTAGCAACCGGAAGCCAGCGCGACGCCCGTCACCATCTGGACTATCTGCTCAGCGAAAAAGAGCCACGTTCACTGGCTAAGCAGATCGTCATCATGTATGGCGCTGAAATCATCATGGAGGCATGCCCGACGTTAGAGGACGACGCTATCCGTGGCATGGCACGCTGGCGCAGGGCAGGCAATACGCAGCAGATGCACAACCCGGTAACAGCGTCCATTTACATGCCACTCGCGGCGCGTGAATTTCTGGTTAACCAGGGTGACGGTTCCCTGGCAGCGGGCATGCGTAAAATTATGCTGGAGATTGGCGGGCCGGAAGTGGCTGCGGGCTACATGGTAGAAAATCAGGGCGAAGCCATCGCTGAGGCATAAAGAAAAACCGCCCTGATGGGCGGTTTTTTTATAGCTTCTGATTATGATCGGAAATCAGGTCGTTTCGCCGGTTGCATTCATCCACTAATGTCAGTATTCGCGCCACATAAGCGGGTAACTGGTCAGTGAATCCAGGTATGTTCTCATCCACCTGGCACGGCTGGTAGGCCTGCGCTTTTTGAGGCGGCAGCTCCACCAGTTTTGTAACCGTCACGACTTCGGGTGTTAATGGCACGGGCTTTGTCCCGGAGCATGCGAATAACGCTGGCAGGCAAAGCAGTATGATTAACACCAGCAAGCAATATCGCACGGTTGATCTCATCAATTTCATTCTGACTATCCTCTTTAATTTTCACTAATTCCTGCTCCAGCGCCGCCTGTTTCTGCGCGTATTCCTGCCGGTCTTTTTCCCGCTCAGCTAGGGTCCGCTGCAGCGTGGCCGTCTGCGCCTGTTGATCGGAAAGCGCGGTTTTCAGCGTGCTGTTATTGTCGGTGAGCCTTTTGTTGTTGGTGGTAAGCGTATCGTTAGCTGATTCCAGCTCCGCAACGTGCGCCAGGTGGTCCGTAACGGTCACGTAGCCCTTATGGCCCAGCAGCAGCAGAGCCGCGCATAGCGCCACGGCGACAGCGCGTTTAAGCCAGCCGGTGAAGGTGATTTCACTGAACATGGTTATTCCTGTGTAAGCGCAGCCATGACGGCTGCGTGCATGAAAAAGGGCAATCAGTTCACCTGGAATCCGGCATCGCCTGTTGCGACTGTCGATCCGCATGAAACCTGATCGTCAACGCACACAATGCCTTTGCCGTTAATGGTGAACCACGGACGGCCAGAGACCGCCTTGCCGTTGTGAGTGCTTTTCCCGTCCGTGTGATCCTTAAACAGTTTGCCATCCACCAACACGGCCTTGCCGTTGATGGTTAGCCCCGCGTCAGCCTCAGCGGTCTGACGTGAAGGGAAGGCACCGTGTCCGGAACAAACGGAGTCCAGCGTACCGGCAGCAGGCATTAGCTGCCCCCGGCGCCAGAGCGCGTTTTACTGGTCATCAGGTATCAGCTCCAGATCCCAGCGACGGTAGTTAAGCGGGCAGGTGTAATGGGGATGCTTCAGCACATAGCGCTGTCCATCCTCCAGCCAGTCCACCCGGTCAACCACGCATATCGCCCCCTCAAACAGATTCCCACGCAGACGCACGCGAGAACCTTTGCGGATCGGCTTTTCGGCCGCGATCATTACGACTCCATCAGCTCGTAGAAATCATCCGGGATATCGCTGAAGGTTACGAACAGGCCCAGCCAGACAGCACGGCTGGCATCTGTGATGTAGCGCGACAGCTTGACGGTACTCAGTACCTTCTCAACCCATTTGGTCTGCGTCAGTTGGTCAGCCGGTGACATTGTGCTCCATACGTCGGTGGACATATCGCGCCCCAGGTTAAGCGCGTAGATCGCGGCCCACATGACCGGCATCAGATCGACGGTCGCAGGCTCGTCAGATAGTGAGTCCTTTACCTCCAGGTAGTACTCCGCTGTCGCAAGGCAGACATAGGTTGGGATCAGCAAATAGCGGTGTTCCGGACGCATGGCCATCATGCGCACGCGAGTATTCTCCGCCGTGGCGTTTGCCATCGTCTGCTCAATCATGGCGTTGCGAGAGGTGCGCTGGGATGGGGTAAGACGCCAGTACGGCGTTTCCATCAGGGTGCGCGTTTCACGCGAATAGTCATATTCATAGGAAAATTGAGTGTCTTCGCGCATTGCCATATTCAGGTTATGGAATAGCTCAAAGTGCGTGGTCTTACGGTTGCTCATAATTCATCCGATTGTGTAATTGGAGCGAGGAGAATAGGGGGTTTGTAATTTAGAGGGGGGTGAGCGATGGCAACACAAAAAGATTTTAAAGTATAAAATTTACTTAAAAATTTATTTATGTTTTTGACACTTTTCCCGTATAGTCTGGTTTCGCGGCAGGTTGTGCCGCTGCTCACTGAAGAAAAGGAATGCAAAATGAACGATGTTTACGGACGAATGATCACCGATGCTAATTTGCCTGTTAAGAAAACCGTGCTGGCATCGTCTGAAAGAACTGGCGTGCAGCTGCTGGACTGCGGTGAGGACTGCCAGGGACGCTATGAAGTGATCACAGACAATATGCTGGTGGCCTGCACCGACGATTACGCGAGAGCGCGGGATTACTATTTCAGAGAGACCAGCCGTATCAGTAATGAATGTCAGAGCGCTTACAACGTAAGGGCGAGGGAGGCAAAGGCAGCAGGCCTTATCGGCTATCTTTTCCGTGAATATGCCTGTGAGCGCATCACGATGGATCAGGCTCTTCAGCTGCTAAATACCCCTCGCGGTATTCCAGCGGAATCATTACCGATGTTCAGAAGCAACGAAACAAATTAACCTTATATCAGGCCGTATCTTCCTAATATCTCTGCATAATATTGCGAATAGCTTTATGGCAATGAAGGATTTTATTGCATAGAAAACATGCGCATATAAAATTGCGTTAGAATGACAGCACGCTTTAAGGACGAAAGGTGATGAAGCATGATAGTTAATGAATCAGAGCTATTGAAATCAGGCTTTACTGACGCTGATTTGAAGAAAATAAAAAATAATATTGAGAACTATGGTGGATCGCTGAATCAGGCTGTAGTTGATTTAAAGAACAGGTTTAGTGTGTTGTTATGGATCGCTTCAGCCTGCGTGCTGGTGTTTATCTTTCTTCTCTGTTTCTCAACTAAGCCATACATTTTAGGCGGAGGTCTGTCTCTGCTTATCGCAGTAGTCATTGTGACATTTATCCAACCGCCAGTATTGGCCTGGAAGTCATGGCGCTACTGGCGGTTGAAGAAAGAATCAGTTTGAATTGTCACCCACACTGATCAAATCAAACGTCACTTTAGCCTTTACACCCCAGCCCACAATTTTCATGGTCAGTTTAGGGCGGCTCATGGTGTCAACTTTGCGGTAATAATCGCCAGCCATCCATCGGTATAGCCGCCATGCACCAGGCTTTTTCGCCAGCCCATAAACGCTGTAAATACTGGATAAAAGCGTTACTCCGTTGTAGAAAGCCAGTCCCGACTGCGGCCTGAATCCCATGAATTTCGCGGCCTGCATTGCACCGTCGGCAAACATGCCTTCGGTTTGCACGTCAGACAGGCCAGAAATAAGCTCTTTTGATATCCCATTAACACCGTCCATAACGAGAACAGCACCGGCCAGTACGCCGAGAGGTGTCATCGTCGAGATCATCAAAGCACCGCCGACAACAGCAAAACCTGAAATCACGACATGAACAGCGGAAATCACATAACCCACAATTTTGTTGTTTTCGCGCACGAACTCCACTTTGGCGTATAGTTCGGCTTTCTTGGTCAATAGTAGTCGCGCTTGCTCTTCCAGGCTCTCTGTTTCGAATCTGAGATTCTTAACGCATTCCAGGCATTCTTCATCAGATTTTGCCTGTCGGGCCGCGACGAACTGCTTATCAACGACGGATTTTATTTCCTGAACAAACTGTAATCGGGTAAGCCCATCCTTGAGATGGAAAGCTGCCAGCTTATTGGCTGTGTTAATCAGCTTTCTGGCTTCAAGATTGACCATTGTTTCAGCCCAGGCTTTATTCCTCCCACCTGAGCGCATCATTTCAAGTAAGGCTGCGTCCATTTTCGTCTCCCTGTACATTACATCATCAATAATACTCGCTGATTGCTGGCTGTAAACAAAAGCGGCCCGTTCCATCCTGAAAGTAAAGATCAAATAATAAACCCCGCACAGAGCGGGGCTTATTCGTTTCAGAGCACGGCAATTATGTCGTTGACCGTTTTGCGCGTCTCACTTTTACAGGACACGGATCGACGTGTGGCCAGCGGGGCGATTCTGAAACCATTGCTGATATACAGATGCAGAATGGCTGGTGCGCTGCTGTTAGTGATGACCACCTTCGCCCCACGGTCCCGCGCCGCCGCCAGGCACTCCACCAGCCGCGCCTGATCCGCAAACGTGAATGAGGTGCCGCTGTAGGCCGTAAAACCGGCTTCGTCTGGCAAAGGCTCATACGGCGGATCGCAAAACACTACGTCGCCTTCACCCGCCTGCGCTATCACATCCCCAAATCCGGCACACACGAACTCCATTTCTTTCTGCATGCCGGTGAAGTGCGCCAGCTCGCCCATCGGAAAATAGTTTGCTTCGCCCTTTTTATTCCAGCCCACATTAAACAGGCCTTTCTGGTTATACCGGCACAGTCCGTTATAGCTGGTGCGCATCAGCGCCAGGAAAAGCGCTGCATGCCGTACTGCGTGCGCCTCACGTCCGTTAAATTCATCCCGAATGGCAAGATACGCCTTATTGGACAGACAGCCTCGCTCCAGCTGGTAGGCCGTCTTAATCACGGCTTCAGGATTACCCTGCAGCTGATTGAAGAGGTTGATCAGGTCCGGATTAATGTCGCCCAGCAGGTTACGCTTAAAGCCCGCGTTGATGAACACCGTACCACTGCCGACGAACGGCTCAATCAGGCGCTTTCCTGCGGGCAGCATTGGCAGCACTTCATCCAGAACGGAGTATTTGCCGCCCGCCCATTTCAGGAATGAACGGGGGTACTTGTCGTCCGGAACCTTTCGCGCCGGCGCACGCTTTTTCTTTGCCGCTGGTGGTACGGGCAGGGCAGCTGGCTGCGGCTCAATGTCGCCAGTCACAAGCATGATTTGATTGGCAATGCGATCGCCAATCCAGCGCATAACCGGCACAGCCATAGAGTTACCGATCGCTTTGTAACGCGGACCATCAGCCGCCAGCCGGTGCGCCTCTTCTTCCGGCATGTCGGGGTGCATCAGGCGTAGATAGGTCAGTTCATCAGCGGCAAGCATATTGCGCTTCTTTTCCGGGATCAGGGTCCAGCCATCCGGGAAGCCCTGTAGGCGCTCACACTCTTTAGGTGTCAGGCGCCGGACTTCGCACTGGCTGACGACAGAGGGGAAGCCCTGGCCGGGTTTACCGCCACCAGCTGATAGCGCCCCGATGATCTGGCCGTCGCCATTAAACAACCGGAGCTCGCCGCGAGTGTTTTCGGCAAAAGCAGCATGATCCACACATCGTGCAACACATGGCGCTGCGTCACCTTTCCCCGTTTCCCCGGATTCAGCGTTAAGCGTGTGGCAAAGGTCGGCCATGTCACCGCGGCCGTTCCTCGCAATGCGAGTCTGAAAGCCATAAGCAACGGTTGGCGTGCCGCGCCCGGTGCCATCCTCAGAGGTGTCGTGACCTTCTGCGGTCAGAGTGTGGCTGACCTCACCCGTCGCGCTCTGCACAGCAAACGTCTCGACGTCAAAATCATTACGTTGGCCTTTAGCCGTCAGACACGCGGCCACGCTTAGCGCTCCTGAGCAGTTACCGCCGCCAAACGCAACAGGAATAAAGTGACCCGCTGCTGCGCCTTCTGGCCTGCCACCAGCGCCACCAGTAAACGAATGGGCTGCAATAGCTCCAACTACCTGCCCGCTATCTGTTTGCATGTGCGCATCAAACGCAGAAACTAAGTGACCGGCCGCGGCATGGGAGAAGTCAGGGCCACCGACTCCAGAGCCATTAGCAGTAAGGGGGGCAACTGCCTGCCCCGTTTCTCTGCGCGGCGGAGAATCCCGGCGCACGCCGTCGAACTCAAGAAGTATTTCTGCGGGATCAACGTCGTTTCGAGCACTTGAGACAACGAACACACGACGGCGGCGTTGGGCCACTCCAAAGTATTGGGCATCGAGGAGTCGCCAGGCGAGTTTGCGCTGTCGTCCAATAACACAACCAGACTTCGGCCACTTTGCCACATGCTTGCCATCGCTTTTTTTCCATCGCCAGCCGGGACCGCTTTTGCCGTGTTCAGGTCGTGGGCCTGGTTCAAACGCTTCATCTTCGCCAGCCATTCCGGCAAGGAAGTATCCAAAGGCGTTGTCATCTGTACTGAGGCTTCCCGGCACGTTTTCCCACAGGTGGACGGCTGGTGGTTCGCCGTCTGAGACTCGTTTTTCGTCAATTGCATTCGCTAAATCTACATAGGCAAGGGTGAGTTGACCGCGGGGGTCATCAAGGCTTTTACGGAGTCCGGCGATCGAGAACGCCTGGCATGGGGTGCCGCCAACCATCACGGCTGGGGCAGGGATGGAGCCAGCGCGAACGCCAGCGGCAATTTTGGTCATATCGCCCAAGTTAGGGACGTCCGGATAGCGGTGCGCCAGCACGGCCGCGGGAAACTTTTCGATCTCCGCGAACCATGCCGCTTTCCATCCCAGTCCGTCCCACGCGACGCTGGCTGCTTCAATCCCCGAACAAACAGAGCCGTAAGTGATCATGCGATCACCTCTTCAGCAGCATGAGGCGCTGCTGGTGGCTTCTCAAAGCTGATACGGCTCATGGCTATGTCAAAGTAGCCATCATCCATTTCAATGCCAACGAAGCGGAATCCGTGGCGCACGGCGGCTTTACCGGTCGTACCGCTACCCATGAACGGATCGAGCACCACGCCACCAGCAGGCGTAACCAGGCGACACAGGTACTCCATCAGCGCGACGGGTTTTACTGTCGGGTGATAATTGCCTTGCATACTGTTTCCGCCGTTTTCGTGCTGGCGGGGTGTGCTGTCGTGGCTGAATTGTGGGCCGGGGTGCTTAACGCCTTCATGGCGCTCTTTAGAGCTCGTTTTAGCGCAGTAGAAGAAACGCGCCGTACTGCCGCTGTCGGTGTATTCGGTACTCTGATGGTTGTCTGTTCCCCAGCTGGTGCCGTCAACACTTGCCGCTTTGCTGGTGTCGCTGCGCTTACCCGTCTGGCTGGATTGAGGAAACAGCGCCAGAACCGGATCGCTGCCATCATGGATCAGGTTCGCTGGCCACCGTCCTGGCGGATTGTAGTTCTCCTGCAGGCGATCGTACTTACCGTAGCTATTAACCGTTACGGCACTGTCTGTATTGGAATCGCCGTGCTTATTCTTACTCTTGGATTCGCTTTCATCAGCATTACCAGCGAAAGGCACACGGCATTCTTCAATGTTAATCGCACCAACGCCGTCGTTCAGCAGGTTCGCCACCAGCGATCCCCGGAAGGGTTTACGCGCAACAGAAATAGGTTCATGTGCTGGTTTTAAGGCCGTTCCCCAGCCACTCCATAGCTTAATCGCATAGTGGCTGTAGTCCGTTACCTGCCGGTAAATGGCCTTACTGATGTCCATATTTTTCGGGAAGCCACTGCCGTACATCCAGGCGATAGAATCGCGGATCTCAAAACCAGCGAGGCGTATGGCCAGCGTGCCTAAATCCTGTGTGCGGGGGCTGAAAAAGGCCAGCAAGTGTCCGCCAGGCCTGAGCACCCGCAGGCACTCTTTCCATACTGACGGACCCGGCACAAAGCCATCCCATGATTTACCCATAAAGCCGCCGCCAGAATGCTGGTAATCATCACCGGCTAACCAGTGGCCCAGCACCTCAGCCATGTCAGGCTCTTTTGTATTCATACCATAAGGCGGATCCGTAACAATGCTGTCTACGGAGTTGTCAGGAAGGGTGCGCAGGATATCCAGGCACTTTGCGTTATGAAGTGAAACAGCCGGGTAGTTCATCGCTTCGCCTCGCCGCCCAGCGCATCCACCAGCCCGGAGAAGAAGCCGGAAAACTCGGACGTGAAAAGCATGAAGTCGGCCAGCATGCGTGCGCGCTGATCCTCACGGTCGATATCATCATTCTGCTCGGTGAGCATGTCGGCGTACTTAATGCCCTTAATGCTCAGGTCATCGGATACGCGGCAGAAAATGCGCTCTTGCCAATCCAGGCTAAGCTGCGTGACCAGTTTCCCGGCCTCGATGTGCGTACGCACCTCGTCACTCAGTAAATCCTGTTTTTTGCAGCGGATTTTGCCGCCGTCTTCCAGAATTGCCGCCAGCTCGGCCTCGTCGCCTAGCGCAAAACCGGCGGGCAGTTCTGCGGCGCGTAGCCATTCTGTCAGCGTCAGCTCAATGGGATCAGCGGTCATCATTGGAATAACCGGCAGGGAGCCGATAGTTTTACGCAGCAGCGCCAGCATATCCTCAGCGGCTTTCGCGCTGGCGGCGTCAACATAGATACGGCTGTTAACGCTATCGATCCAGATATAGGACTCAGAGCGACGCGTGAAAGCACGCGGCAGAAGCACACACAGTGCCTCGTCTCTCAGACTGACTCTTTCGCTGCGGCGTACCTTGCGCGCCTGTTCACGCTCGATTATCTCCACTTTCTCGGCAACGTAATCGTTGAGCGTTGCGGCTGGCATAATTTTGGTTTCATGCTGACAGCACAGCAGGTACTGGCCGTTCACGGCCAGCAGTAGGCCGTCTGACGTGACATTGATCCAGCCTGATTTAGCCATGTCCTGCGCTGCGCAGGGGGAAAACGTCATCGCCTGCAGCTGCTGCTCCAGCTGCTCCGCATCGAGCGGAATATCCCGGTTCAGGCTGTAGGCCATGACGTTTTTAAAGAAGGGTGATTTCATTCAGGAATGTCTCAACTTATAGCGTTAACACATTCTAAATAATATTTTAGATTTAAGATAACCCTTACTGCTTGAACTCGAATTGCGGTGCGGTTGCGCTGAATGGCCCGCCAGACTGGAACACAATTTTCCCGCCAGCTTTGATAGTCAGGTCGCCGCCGACATCAATTACCAGGTTCCCCGGCCCCAGCAGATAAATATCTCCGCCTTCGTTCATCCCGACACGCGAACCGCTGGCCGTATTGGCAATCTCGTACCCGCCACCAGCAGATCGGATCTCCAGCAGGTTATTGCGGTGCGACACAAAATCCGTTGTTGGATTCAGGGAAGGGCGCGCCGGCGCGCCGCCCACTGCTGGAGGCTCATACCCGCCACCCTGGCCGGATGCTTCAGGCGCGACGCTTGGCACGCCGCCCGGTGCCGACTGCGCAGCGCCGGTGATTAGCGGGCGTCGTGTGTCCGGCTTCCCGCGGCCGTCTTTGTAAGGAAACTCCACCCATACCTGATCGCCTACAATGCAGGGTACAAACGTGTTGCCGATCGGCAGCTGATATTCCGCCCAGGGCAGGGTATCTGCATCTACGTCCGCCCACTGGGGAGTGAGGCGGATCTGCGCCCGCATGTGTCCCTGCGGGTCTTTTGTGGCCGTGATTATGGCGCGCTGCTTACTCACTGATTGGGTACTCCTAAAATCATGCGCGTGGTGTAGCCAATCCGATCCTCATGGTGAATGACCGCAACGGCGATAAAGTTTTTCGGTAACGTTTCGTCTACCTGGTTCTCCGCGTCATAGCGATGGATCTGCACGCCGATAATCATGCCAGCGGTGACGTCTGCGTTGCCGCTGACCTCAATATCCAGCTTAGGGACGATCACCCGCGCCATGTTGGTCAGCGTTGCCACATCGGCGTCAGAAATGTATTTGACCGGCTTCGTCTTATCGCCCACGGCCACGTAGCCCTCTGTCATGGAGTAGCCGACATACTGATAATCCCGGCTGCTGGTGGCGGCGGCATCCTGATTGATGTTGCTCAGCTTGCTGATCGTGTATTCGGCCTGCGGATTGTTGGCCTCATAGACAAATGCCGCCTTTGTGCCGATCAGCTTTGCCATGTCCTTCATGCAGAATTTCCCGCGGGCGCACCACACCAGCGCGCCGTGATCTTCCGCTATCTGGCGCAGCACGCCGGACGGCTTCTCGCCCATATTGAGGTGATAGGTCATCGCTTTGCGGAAGGCATCAGCCTCAATCGTCATTTTGCCTGCGAACTCGGCCATGACGTCACCTGGCTGGCGGTCGGCATACAGCCGCACGCGGGCGGATGGGGTTTTGAGACGCTTCAGGTCCGCGGACACAGCGATGATCCGCACCACGTCACCGCTGGCGGGCGCGGACGTCACGAAAAACGTCTCTGTATACGCGCCGCGCTGCCCGGTCGGGTCGCCCAGCTCTGCCACCAGCTCAGCGCCATACCGGGCACCCATTTCGTCCACCAGCTTTCCGGCTGGGTCGTGCGTCTCCAGCACCAGCAGCGGCGAAGTTAGCGACGTCTTCTCAATGTAAATCACAGACGTTATCCAGCTGCGCGGCATTTCCACGCCATTAAGCAGGACCGACTGCAGGAAATACTGCATGGGCTTGTTTTGCTGATCAGCCATCAGTTGCCCCCTGGTGCCAGCTGGGTGTCATACCGGACGCTCCGGGCATCAACCTCATGCGCGGTCAGCACATCCACCATGACAATCAGCGACGCCTGGCAGGCGTAAATCCGATCCTGGGTGAATGGCGGTGACATATCGCTGAACATGATGGTTTTGGCGTCCTGAATGCTGCAGTTGATCTCAACGGGCCAGTTGACCAGCTTTTCCTGCGCCTTGAAGTTAGTGGTGAGCCGGGAGCGGAAGTTAGCGGCCAGCGTGTTGCACATCAGCGACAGCGTATCTTTGTCACTGGCAATCAGCGTGATGGAGTAATTGAGCGAGGCCTGCGTAGCTTCAATCTCGGCCAGCGGCATCTTGCCCGGTGACTCGTCGGTAATGGCACCTAGGTTGCGATCAATCTCCTGGTCGTTGTTGTCATAGGTGATATCAAACCCGCGAGACAGGTTGATCAGTGGCAGGGCGTCGCGGTTCAGGTCCGGCATGTCCGACGCTTTCACGCTGCGGCGTCCGGCGCCCGCCTGGCGCACGGCGCGCAGAAAATCCATGACGTCATCAAACTTGCCGACGAATACACGGTCTTCCGGTTTCCGCGCCAGGAAGGAGCTATAGCGCTGTTCATGCTGGCGCGGGGTGGTCATTACGGCGCTGCTGAACACGTCATTCAGCGCCTTCGCTACAGCGGCATCAGCGGCGGTGAAGCCGGTACTCTCCACTTTGCCGGTGCGTGTAGTCACCCATTCACGGGTGCGGGAAAGCAGCTGATTCATTCGATACGTCCGTTGCTGGTGGTGTCAAAATTGCGGGCAGGGATGCAGTAGTAAAGCGATCCGACATTCTGCGTGCCAAAGCCATAAATCCGGTGAACGTACCACCACCGGCGCGCCAGGGTGCCGCTGGCCATCTCTTCGTTCCACTCAAGAATTGAGCCAACCGGCACGCCCTCGGCGGCGATGCGCAGGATCAGCACGTCGTCGGTTAATCCGTCCTGTTCGCCGTCGGCATCGAGCACCTGGAAACTCTCGCGCTCGTCCGGGCAATCCAGCACCGTGACAATGACCGGATCAACGTCTTCATAGCTCAGGTTCCGCTGGTTGTTATTGAGTTCGGTAAACGACGGCTGTTCAAAGCCTGTTTCGTCGTCCACTTCCCCGACGTCGCGCATGTCCGGCAGGTACAGCAGCGCCTGAAACGCGCTATAGTCGCTCTCAATCGCTTTAATCCAGTCACGGCGGACCATGTTGTTAAATGGGGCGTGGCTTTTGTAGCGTGGCTTCAGCGCCGTGCTCTGTTCGCGTGCGGCAAGGCTGTCCGGAAGCGGAGCGCTCAGCGGGTCATGATCCTCACTGCTGCCGCTGTCAGCGTCATCAGTACCGCCAGAGGTATCACCATCGGGGGACGTGGCGGCGGTCGGCGCGGCGGCGTCGAGATCGATAACAGCGCTGCTGCTATCCGACGTATCGACGGCGGTAGTGGGTTGCTCAGCTTCACTGCTGGTGGCCTCGTTAATCGTCGGTGGATTGTCGGCCAGAAATTCGTCGTACCGTCCCATTACTGATTACCTGCTTTTGTCTGGTTTTTTGCATATTCAATAAACATTTTTTCGGCCTCGGCGCGGGGCGTGCCGCTCAGCACCAGGGCGTCAATGAAAGTCTGGCGCTGGATCTTCGCCTGGTCCGCCAGCTGCTGACGCAGAAGGGCGTTTTTAGCTTTTTCGTCCGCCAGCTCCGCCTGCTTCTTCGCGGCGCGGGTGCGCTGCGCTGCGGTCAGCTTTTTGGCACGGGTCAGCTGGCCGCGCAGTTTGTCGATCCGCCCGTCGTCGTTGTCCAGCCGCTTCGCCAGCGCGCCCATGCGCTTCTGATACTTCTCATGCTCTCGCTTAACCGCAGCGACGTTCGTCTGCGAACTGCGGTTGCGGTTGAACTTCGCTTTGTCGGCGTCAGTAAAGTGCTCAGTGGTCTTGCGCGGATCGTCGCCATAGGCGTTGTTACCGGCGCTTTTATGCAGTGCCTGGCCGATGCGCACCTGCCATGAGGCGGATTGCAGACGGGTGAAAGCGTGAATGACGTGCTTACAGGCGACGCCTTTCAGGTTCGGGTTTTTCTCTTTGGGGTAGGCGTACTCTTTTGGCGGGGCAAGGGCGAAATTGCCTGCCGTGGCGATGTAGCGATACCAGTACTGGTGACGGCCGCAATCGCAATCAAAAGAGACGCGGCCAGCGCATAGTCGCTTGGCAATTTTGGCTGCGCTGTCTTTGGCATCGGTGATTTCCTCCATCAGCTGATCCCACTCTTCAAAGCGGAATTTCACGCGGTGATGCTTATCGATCGAGGCGGCGGACGCCTCCACGCTGACGGTCAGGACGTTGTGTTTAAGCGTGGTGGGCGTGGCGCGCTTAATGCCGGATCCGTCGTCTACCCGGTTATTGGCGCGCTTAATGTCGATCTGCTGACTACCGGCCACCAGCTGCGCATACGTGATACCGGCCTGTGATGAATTGAACTGCTGGCGGGCGCCGGCGCGATTTGCTTCGAACCCTTTCAGATCCTCTTTCGTGAAGAACGTACCGGACTTCTTTTTGCCCAGGGCAATGATGTCGTCCAGCGCCTTGTTCTTCAGGGTCAGCGGGTTAAGTGTACGCCGCGCAATGCGCCGTGATTTGCGACGGTCTTTGTCAATCTGGTCAAAGACGCGGGAGAACTCTTTGGAGGAAAGCCCTGCTGTGTCATAGCGCCCGGACCGGGTGCGGGCAAACGGAGTATCAGCCACTGATCAACTCCGGCTTACCGCCAGCAAAGTCGCGTATGCGCCCGCGCAGCCATGCCATGTCCGGCAGGGAAAGCGTCTGGCCTGCGGGCAGCGGTTCCATTTCCGACTCTATCCCGCACAGCAGGCGGAATACCCAGCGCAGATCGTCGTTACCCTCATAAGCCCGGTATGCCGCCAGGTCAGCGCGGAATATCTCATCGAGACGGATGGTGTAGTCGCGGTTGTCTTCGTGAAATGACGCGGATCGCTTGATCACTTCCTGGTGAAAGAGGCTGCGCAGCACCACGTCACTGATCGAGCGATCGTCGAGGCGGTTGTAACTCACAGAATGCGCTCCTCATCGCTGATTCGCTTGCCGGTCAGTGACTCCGGCACGGCTTCGGCGGCTTTGATTTTCTCATAGCCAATGATGCGTTTAAGCGAGTCCATAAGGGACGGCTCCTGCTCGGCGGTCGCGGCGGTCATGGCGTTGATATAGTCCGCTGAAGCCACGTTGTTGTAGCCCACGGCGAAGCAGCACAGGATGGTCAGTACCTGCTCCGGGCGGATCTCGCGCCAGTTGATTCGGTAAACCTCTTCACCGCTGGCGTTGTACTCCACTTCAACAATGGAATCAGGGATCTCAAATGCGCCCTTGTTCTCTGCTGGCAGCGCAATGTTGTCCTGCAGCATGAGCTCGTTGTAACGCTCAATGCCGGTGAGCACGGCAGCGCGCCCGTCGCTTCCCCGCGTTCTGAGAGATATATGGTTGCCGCCTACCTCGTTTGCCACTTTGCCAGTGGCTTCATCCACCAGCACTTTAAAGCCCTGCTTGCGCAGTGCCTCGACGAAAGGGGCAAGTTTAACCAGCTGCTTTCGCATGCCCTTTGGCAGCGTCTGCGGCTTTGACATAACGAGCGTGTGATCCTCGTAAATGGCGGTGATTGCCATCGGCTGGCTGGTGGAAAGGCTGATTACTGCGATTTTCTGTTTCACGTCTGTACCCCTGAAAAGGCGAAAGGCCGCATATAGCGGCCTCTCTGGCTTTTAACGTTCCCAACCGCGCGTTGCAGATTAGGTAAGTTGTCAAAAA